TCGTAGCAGCTAAAAAATAGGCATATTCCATTTTTTTGTGTAGTATCCCATTTGTTGTCTTTATAAGGATCTACTGAATTCCAAGTTGCTAAAGGAGTGCTGAGTGCCCCATGTAGATCAAATTTAGAAGCGCTATTTCCTATTGCAATACAGCTAAATTCTACTCCACCTGCTTCTAAATTAGGTAAGCTTTTTAAAATTGCTGGATTTAAATCAGTAGCTTCGTCAAGAACTACCATTATAGCTTCTTTAGGATGCTTTCCTATCCAATTTGAAATTGTTTGTTCATCAGTGCCGCGCCCTGCGGCAACCGCGTACATGCCGTGAATTGGATCGTTTTTATCATATAAGACTTTTGGGCAGTTTCCTCTAAAGTACCTATAAGGATATTGAATAGCTAATTCAGATAATAAACGAGTGATATACCCCCAGATACGTGTTGTAGCCGATTCTAGGGTGGTAGAAGCGACAATTACCGTTCTTTTATTAGGAGCAGCTAACCAAAATAATATTGCAATTCTAGCTGCCATATGACTTTTACCAGTACTTGCACCGCCTGCATAACTTATATAGTTATGACCATTACAGTGTGCTTGAAGCCTTCTTTCGTCCCAATAGTTCCATGTAGGAATTAAATGAGGCCACGCATAATCATGCATAGCTTTTATATGTAGGTATTTTTCTTCAGAATTTTTACTTTCTCTATAAAGTTTAGCATGTATTGCAAAAGGATGATTATAAGTAAATTCTTTATTTCCAATAATAACTATTCTTTTTCCTAACTTATTTTCAATTTTCCAGTCTTCAGCGTATATAATATCATCAAAGGGGTATTGCTTACTCATTAGGTTAATCTTTATAATCAGTTATATGCCAATCAACTTCTTAACTTTTAAGCCCTTTCAAGGCTCTAAAGAGCACGTGTTTATAGATCCAGATACTCAACATCAGTATAAAGCTAACTCTAGAAAAGAACTAGTCCAAATGATTGTTTCTTATCGAAGTCAAAATAAACTTTCTAAGTTGGATTTACTTGATGCGGTGCTTGATAACTATCAATGTAAATTACCAATGAATTCTGGTATGTGTGAAACAAATAATAAATTACAAAGAGGGGTACTTGCTTATATTAAAGGGGGTTTGGCACTTCTTAAACAAATGGCTTTTAAGAAATTTGCTACACAAGAAGTAGCTGACACACGAGCTGAAATATGTATAAAATGCCCTTATAATATATTTCCAGATAAAGGTAATTTCGTTAAATGGACAGATGAGATAGCATTACATTCTATAGGAGAAAAGAGGTCTAAGTATCATGATGAACTTGGTTCTTGTGAAATCTGTAGCTGCATTTTAAAAGCAAAAGTATTTTATAGTGGTGAGCTGGACTTAACTAAAGAAGAAGTAGAAAAGTTACCTCATTTTTGTTGGCAAAAAAAGGAAATAAATGGCAAAGAAAGAAAATCAGCCTGAAAAATCAGTGCCGATTCAATCTTCGACTGACGGTCTCCGCGGTCAAATTACTAGAGAAGAAGACGGAAAACTTAAAGCTCCAATTAATATAATTCAAACTGTAACTGCCGCAAAAACACTTTATTATAAATATCGTTTTGAAGCCCTTAGAAGAATTGAACTTTATGCTAGAATTGAAGGACTTATTGCTGGAAATCCTCCTTATAATCCAGTGGAACTTGATAGACACGGATTATCTCATATATCAAATTTTAATAATTTAGATGGTCGAGCACTTTATGAAAGAGGCGCTCTGGCTTATTGGAATTTACTTAATGAAGCTGAAACTCTATGTAAATTTTATATTCATGATATGAATCCAGAAGCTCCAAAAGTAGCTGCTACTATGGCTAAAAATTGGGACTATGTAGTTAGAAAGTGGCCTAGTTTTTATACTCAAGTAAATACTTTAAGTGCTCAGATAATTAAATTTGGACTTTCTCCTGTAATTTGGCCTGATGAAAGAGATTGGAGGTGGCGAACTGTAGAATTATCAAGATTTTTTATAACTGACCAAGCTCAAGCTGATGTTGAAAGACTTACTTCAATTTTTGTAGAAACTACTTTTACAGTGCAGTATTTATTTGAAGTTTATAATGAATTTAAAGACGTTTCAAAAAAAGAAAGCCCTTGGAATATAGAAGAATTAGAGAAGTTTTTACTTTTTAGGGCTAATCGCTATGTAAAAGATAGAGGGCAGGAAATTATAAACCTAATGGATTTACAACTTAGACTTCAAAATGGTGATTTGCGTTTCGATGGATTATTTACAGATTCAGTTAGATTAGTATCACTTCTTCAGCAAGAATATGAAAATAGTGATGGTAAAAGCGGTGTTAGTCACTATTTATTTGATTCAGTATACGACCATGGTAACTTTTTATATTTTGTTGATAAACAATATAAAGAAATTCAGGAAGCATTAGTGATATTTACAGCTAGTCCTGGCGAATTTACGCTACATTCTAACCGCGGTCTTGGACATAAAATATTTGCAGGCTGCCAAGCTATGATGCAGTTAGATTGCTCAATTGTAGATAGTGCTAAATGGGCGAGTACTATTTTCTTAAAATCTCTTGCAACTGGTAGTAAAGATATTGAAGCAATTAGATTTGTTCCAGGAGCGCCTACTAATATTGGAACTGCTGAATTTGTTCAGAATAATTTTGGTTCAAACATCAGTCAACTTATTGGTGCTAGTCAATATATTAATCAAAAACTTCAATATAATACTGCAAATTCAGGGGACGATCCAGGAGTGCCTGATAGGAATTATGGTTCAATTTCACCTACTCAAGCCAGGATGGAAAGTTACCGTGAATTTGGAGTACTTAAACATAATATTGCTCATTTTTATTCCCAATTTGATATTGTTATTCGTAATATGGTAGCAAAAATGCTTCATTCTAAAAAAGGCTATCCAGGTTATGAGTATGCTAAAGAATGGAAAGACAGATGTTTAGAAGATGGTGTTCCAGAAGAGATGTTCTCAATAAAAGATGAATCTGAATGGGGTCTTCCAAGACAACTTGATGTTAAAGCGACTCGTGTTGCAGGAGACGGTTCTACATTAGGACTTCTTATGGGACTTCAAGAACTTGGACCAATTAGTGCTAATTTCGGTCCAAAAGCTAGTGCTTGGTATGAGAGGAAGTATGTTATGGCTACTATGGGCAAAGACGAAGTGGAAGCATTTACTTCAGAAAATGAAACTCCTGATGAAATGGCAGGTGGAGCTTCTTTAGCGGGGTTAGAAAATATAGCAATGCGGCAAGGCGAATCTCCAGTATTTTCTCTTGATAACGAACATCGTTCTCATTTTATAACTCATATGGCTTTAGCAAAGGATACAATTGAGCAGTTAGGACAGCAGCAAACAGATCCTGTAGAAGCTGATAAAATATTTAATGTATTACTTCCTCATGTAGATGAACATTTTCAAGCACTTCAAAGAAGTCCATTTAATCGTAATTTTGTACAGTCAATAGCACAATCTTATAATCAATTTAAACAATATGCTACTTTAAACCGTAAAAATGCTTCTAGTATGCTTCAAGCAGAGTTAAAGCAACGTCAGAAAGATGAGCAAAATCAGCAAAAAGCTATGAGTGAAGAAGAGTTAAATCAATTTACAACTCTTCAAGATGAAAAGAGAAAAGACTTTAAAATTCAAAGCCAAGTAACTAGGGCAGCAAGAGCTAATGAGAACAGGGCAGATGTTATGCGTGATAAAGTTAAAATGGATGCAGATAATCAAAGATTAAAAATACATCTTGAAAATTCAAACAAAATAATTGATAATAAATCAAAGCTTGACGAAAGGTCAACTGAAGAACTTAGAGGAGATATTAATACTATTCAAGGCGCAACGATTTCTCCAAATGATATTGAGCTGCAATAATTATGAATAATTATATTTTTGAAGAAAGTATACGAGTTAATGCTGCTAGGCTATGTAGTGAACTTTTTATTTGTTACGATTTTATAGATAATGAAAAAGGTATTATTTTAAAAGATATGAATTCTCCTGCTAAAGTTTTATTTAATTTTAATGAATTAAATGTACTAGATGATAATAACTTTAAGATTGAATTAGCAGCAATATTTAGTAAATTTTTTAGAAAAATAGAACTTACTAAAAATATTAAATTAGCAGCATGAGATTTTGTAAAATATCGTATAGAATTAGATTTATAAATTATATTTTAAAGGGAACTAAAATAATGAGTACATTAGAAGAATTAGAAGCACATCTTAATAATATTGGTGTTGATGTTGATAGTTTATTAGTTACTGTTCAAGAGTTAAAAGATGCTTTAGCTAATGTTGGTATTCCAGCAGAAGTTCAAGCAAAAATTGATGAATTAGTAGCAAAAGCAACAGCAATTGATGAAAAAGTTCCTGTCGCATGATTATAGATAAGTTAAAAAGCATAAAAGAAGATAAAGGATTTTTAGTTCTTTATCTTGACGGCATGAGTAAACTTTATCAATCAGGAATATTTGATTTTTTACAAGAAAAAGGTCGAGTAAGAATAATTGGTATAGGAGAAAATGTCCAAGTTCTTGCTACTCAAGCAGCAAGAAGTGCTGGTTATATGGAAGCTTTAGAAGATTTATTTAATTTTAAAAAACTATATTTAGATCAGCAATTAGGGGAGGGTGCTATGCTGTCTCCTGATTATGGGGCTTTAGACTTAGCAGAAGAAAAAGGATATTTAACTAAGGAAGAAATAAATGCCATCAGAAACAACACCAAGCCAAGTTACATCAATTCATAGTCCTGGAAAAGATGCTGCTTCTATACTTCAAAATTTAAAGGACGGCAATAGTCCTTTAGAGTTTATATTAAATAATTCTAAGAGTATAGCGCCACAAATTGCTCCAAATACACAACCTATAAGTGTTAATGAACTATTAAATTCTGCAACTTCTGAAATTATACAAAAGCCAAAAGAAGAAATTAAAGAAGTACTAAAAGAAGAAATTAAAGAAATTGCAGTTACTACACCTTCAATAGAAACCACTCCTCAAAAAATAGAAGTTAAAGAAGATGATGAATTAGATATTTTACCAGATAATTCAACAGGAGAAAACTTTAAAAAACTTAGAACAAAACTTAAAGAAACATCAAAAACATTAAAAGAAATTGAAAATGATAAATATACATTAACACAAACTTTAGAAAAATATAATAAAGGAGAAGCCGTCCCAGAAGCTACTCAAAAATTATTAAAAGAAAAAGAACAAAGAATAGCAGACTTAGAAAAATATGAAAAAATAGTAAATTTAAAAACTTCTAAAGAATACGTAGATAATTTTATAACACCAATAACTGAAGTAAAAACTAAAATAAATGAAATAGCAAAAGATTATAGTATTCCAGAAGATGTAATGGCTGAAGTTCTTACACTTAATAACAGAGCTGAGATTAATCGATTTCTTAGTGATCATTTTGATGATGTAGGTGCTTTAGAAGTAAAACAATTAATAGATAAAGTAAAAAACATAGAGCATGAAGCTAAAGAAGCAGAAAATAAACCAACAGAAACTTTAATAAATTTACAATTAGAAAGTACAAAATTATCAGAATCATTAGAAGTTAATAGAAAAAATAAGATACATGAACAAGCTGAGAGTTCTTGGGACGGCGCTCTCGATTTTATAAAAAAAGAAGGTAAAGCTAAAGAACTTATATTTAAAGAAAATGATACTGAATATAATAATACTTATATAAAGCCAGTTGTAGAGAAAGCTAGAACTGAATATCAAAAATTAGTAAGTGGTTTAAGAGATTTAGGGTTAAAAGACCTTCCTTCTGAATTAGCACATGCTTTAGCCAGGATGACTTTACATGCTATAAGCTCCTATAATTCAATTGACACTAGAGAGGCTGCCGTACAAACAATTAATGAATTAGAAAAAAATGTTAAACGTACTACTAATTACATCAGACCTCCAATTGGAGGAGGTGCTCCTGGTGTTGGAAATGTTTCTCCTAGACAAACTCCAGAAAATCCAGCAGAAAGTGCTGCTGCTAATTTACTAGAAAGTACTTTATCTAAAAGAAGTAGATTTTAAAATAACCTATTGCGTTATTTTAATATTTTAATATATCCTGTAATTACGTTATTTCTTTACGTTAGTAAGAATTAAAGTTAGTCTACTTTACAAAATAAGGACACCAGCCTAAATCGGTGGCTACGTAAAGCTAGGCAGGGAAAAATAGTTAAATTATCAACTGTGTTTTACACAGTATAATATTATTTTAATTTTTTCTTGTTGGAGCTTTATATGCCAGTAGCAGAATGCAATCTTACAGAACAGGAAGTATCAGATGCGTTTTTAGCAGCACCTCCTGCGATTTCACAAGCAATTATAGACTTATCAATTATTAATCCAGTTTGGTTAAGGGACCTTTATAAAATTCAAGAGTGGCCTCGAGGTAGTGGCACTCAAATGCAGCAATTAATTGTTAGGGGCGGTAGACCAAAAATTGAACGTGGTTTTGCTGCTTGGAAGAAATTAAATAATAACACTGGTTGTGATCCCTGCGATGGTCCAGATTGTTCTTATAACTGGACGACTTTTCCAGGACTAGGTATTGAGAGAAAAGTAACTAGCCTTATGAGTAGGGAGTTTAAATCACCTCCTTATTGTATTAAAGAGATTCAAACTACTTCAAATTTTAAAGAAGTTTTTGCGAAAGTAGTTGAAAATCTTTATGCACAAGTTGATTACTTTAAAGAACTTAATATTGGTCAAAACATTCTAACTGAATTAGCTAAGAAATATGTAGTTGATTCAGGCGGACCAAAACCAAATACACAAAATCCGTATGTGTATAGGCCTGCTGGAACAGCTAGATTATCTACATTAAATATTGAAATGCTTGAATTTTTCTATGAATATATGAGAAAAATTCCAGATTGTGTTCCTTATGATGTAGTAAACGGCTCTCCAATATTTTCAATTATAGCTTCACACCAATTACTTGGAAGATTGTATAGAGATGACCAGGATTTACGTCAAGACGTAAGATTTTCTGGCTTAGCTAATGATTTACTAAGTAAATATAATTTCATGAGCACAATTAGGGGCATGTTTATAGCAGCTCCTGTGCTTTACCCAAGACGTTTTATTTTAGATGCTGTAACAGGTGTAGCAACTGAAGTACTTCCTTTTGTAGATGAAATCCCAATGGAAGTAGGCTCATTTACAGGATTTAATCCTTTATATGAAGCAGCTACTCATGAAGAACTTATACTTCATGGAAAATTTCCATTTAGTATATTTGTAATGCCGACTGAACAAAGTTTAGGGCAAAATACTTCATTTGGTCCTGAATTTAGTCTCTTTAATAATTGGGCTTGGATTAATCCACTTACTATGGAAGATCCATTTAGGCGTCTTGGTTATTTTGCTACAAGTGCTACTATCGGTATCAGTCAACAGTATAGCGATGGAATCTTTGCAATACTTGTAGAACGTGTACAACCTAATCTTGCGGCAACATGGCTATGTGAGCCATTATGTCCTCCAGAAACAGTGGATTGTGATAATGAAGTACCAGATGTGACTTGTCCTTGCCCATTAATACTTGGCTTTACAGCTAACCCAATAACTGGAAATAGTTATATTATTACTTTAGCAGTACCGACTACTGCTGTAGTAACTGATGAAATTCAATTTGGAATTGATACTGGCGGTTATGTAACAGGTACTGTAACAGGAGTATCAGCCGATAGTCTTTCAGTAGAAGTCACTTTCCCACAAGGAACTGATTTAGGTAATTGTGACAGATTCACAACTATCTTCTGTGATGACACATTAGGTTGCTCTGCAAATATAATTGATTACCGTCCAAATTGTACTGATAACACCAGGGTTGACTTAGTATTAAGTAATCCAATTAAGGGTGATGTTGGTGAAACTATCACAATTACAAATGGTGATGGAACTACAAGTGATGTAACCATTATAAGTATTGACTACACAACTAATACTTGGGTAGTCGATTACGGTGCTACAGTATTCTGTGATACTGTTGGTGGTCTTGTTTCAGTCTGTGTACCGACTGCAACTGATGCTTCATGCCCTGCATGCGGTGGACCAAGTGCTACACAATGTAGTTAACATAGTTTAAAAAGGGAGTAAGAAATTACTCCCTTTTACTCTTTTGTGGGGTAGAAGTGGCTACTAGGTCAGTTACTTATTGCTCAGGAAATAGGTTATCTTGTACAGGCTGTTTGCCAGCAAATGTAATTCTTTGTTTAGATAGTGATGAATTATTAGCTCCTATTACTTGCCCAGAAACAGATGTAGATACTCCTTTTCTTTTTAACATTATAGAAGCTTCTTTAATTAGTTTTTCTAAATCCAGTGGCTCTTGCAGCACTAGTATTTATAAATATATTTTTGAATATGATGATGTTTTGTTATTAGATCCTTCTCAGCCTTTAACATCTGCTGATATAATAGGAGTATTTTGTAAAGGATGTATAACTAATTGGGTAGAGCAGAAAATTGGTAATGAATCTTATTTTAGAGATAATGGTGATGGTACTATAACTTTTATATCTCCTCATGGATGTGAATATACTTTTAGTGGAGCTTTAATACCTTAATGGCACTTAAACAAGTTGGATATTGTTCTTCAGTTAAACTTTCTTGTATTGGTTGCTTACCATCTAATATAGTGCTTTGCCTTAAAGATAATTCTTTATTAGCTCCTTTTGTATGTGATCCTGAATCAAGTGGGTCACAGCCTTTTAATTTAAGTTATATAGAAGCATCCCTTGTTACTTTTTCAAAATATAATGCTGCATGTGGCGGCAATACTTTTAAATATGTATTTGAATATGATGATTCTTTTTTAGTAAATGTAGATGAACCAATAGCATCTGATGATATAATTGGTGTTTTTTGTAAAGGCTGTTTACCTACTTGGGTAGAAGAAAAAGTAGGAGATGAGCCTTATATAAGAAATAATGAAGATGGTTCAGTTACATTTGTATCTCCTCATGGATGCGAATATGATTTTGATGTGCTTGGATTTCAAGGATTTTCAGTACTTGTTTATGGTGCAGTAGGGGATAATGCTACTGACGATACGGCAGCTATCCAGGCAACTATAGATGCAGCTTCTAATACTGGCACAAATAGTGATGGAGATGGTGCACAAGTAATATTCCCACCAGGAATATATAGACATACAGGTATAACAGTTCCAAGTAATGTTTCTCTTCTTGGAGCTGGTGTAGTAGCTACTGTTCTTAGATACACTCCAGTAGTAGGAAATGCTATAACTCTTGCTAATACTCCAGCGGCTAATTCTAGATATAATAATATATTTGGTTTTAAGATAGATTGTCTTACTTCTACATCAGGTATAGCTATAACAAGTTCAGTACCTCCTTTAACAGCAAGAGATTTATTTGTAGATAGATATGAAATAGATGGATATTTTAGAGGAATATATATTCCTTATAGCACTGTAAGTATAAGAATAGGTGCTGGTAGAATCATAGGACAAGGATCTGGAGTAGCAGGGGGTGTTGGCATACAGCTTGGAGATATAAGTTTAATTCCAGCAAGATTCGTTGATAGAGCAGATTTTCAAGGTTGTTATGTTAGTGATTTTGCGACTTCTTTTATTTCTCAAGGTTTTGTTCATACAATGACAGAAGTTACTTCAATTAATTCAGATAGAGCTATTTTATGCACAGGTAAACTAACTGTTGTAGGTTCTTGGATTCAAGCAAATACTACTTTATATCAAACTGGTCCTAGTAGTGCTGATATTACTTCTATTAATAATAATCATTTAAATGGGGCTTCAGTTGAAGTAGATGACCCATCTACTATGTCAATATTAAATAGTACTACAGATTTAGCAGTATTTGGTAGGTCAGAATTTAAAGGTGCAGGTCGTTTCAGGATGCGTTTTGCAACAAGCGCTCTTAGAGGATTTCAAATAGGTCCTACAGGCACAGAATCTGTATTATATAATTCAGCTGGTACTGCTAGATTTGAAGCAACAGCTAGACCTATTGAATCAAATAGAGTTGCAGCAGCAGCTTCTTTGATTATGTATGCAATAAGACGTAGTGGAGTCCTTATAGGAGGTCTTGGGTCAGATTCTTCCGATAGAAGTGCTCTTTTCAATGCTACACCTGATATTTGTGCTTTCTGGGATAATAGTAGAAATTTTGCTGCTGGAGCAGGGCTACTTCTTACTACAGCTACAAATGGATTTATATATTTACCTACTTGTGCAGGCGTTCCTACAGGAGTTCCTACTGCTATAGCAGGATATGTTCCTATTGTTATTGACACTTCAAATTTTAGAATTCAAATTTTTACTGGTGGTGCTTGGAGAGATGCACAACTATAATTTTAAGTAGGAGATTTATATGCCACGTTCATCATGTGATTTTTGTTGTAGACCAGTTCAATTAGCATTAACTACTGACTCTTATAGAGGAGCAGTTCTGCAAGCTCTTTGTAAATTAATTGAATTAGATGGTACTGAACTTGCGAGTCAACTAAAAGTATCATCTGTAACTCCTACAATTGATACAGCTATATATGCTGCTGGTGATTTAATTGGAGGTAAACTAGTATTTACTGATGTTATTCCAAATGGGATTATAACTTCTGTAAATATTATAGATAGAGATAATGAAGCAGCAGATTTAGAAATTAATTTTTTTACAGTTGATCCAACTAATACAACTTTTACAGATAATGCTCCTTTTGATCCAGATCTTTTAGATATTATAAATATGCTGCCTCCAGCACTTGTTAATACACATTCAGCTTTTGCTAATAATGGATTAAGCTATGCTACTAATTTAAATATACCTTATAAAGTGGCAGGTACAACTTTATGGGGAGCTATAAAAAGTATAGGAACACCAACGTATACTAATGATGATGATTTAACAGTTATTATAACAACGACACTTTTGTAATTGGAGATATTTAGTTTATAAGTATGGTAAAAATTAGATAAATATAATTATTAAGTATTTATTTTTATACTTGTTACTTTTAGTTATTTTAGTTTAAAATAGAGTAGTTATTAACCTTTGAGGTAATTTATATGGTATGCACAAATAAACCAGTTTGTTTTGATTCATCAGTTTTTTATGCAAATTTATTGCCACTTTTAGATTGTCAATATAATATTGGCTCACCTACTAAAAGAGTCGATAATATCTATCTTTGCGGAGATATTATAGCAAGTGCTCCTGATTTTAATATATTTTTAAATACTGTTAATGGTGCTGATACTGGTGCAATTCTTTTTAATGCAGGAGGTGGTATTGGAGTATCTAGGGGGGCGCAACTTCAGTTATTTGGAAATGAAAATGCTGGAACAGGCATTGTTATATTAGAAGGTGGTGATGTAGCTGGCGCTAGTCTTATTCTTAGAACTAATCATGCTACACCTAATATCATATTTGCAACTAATTCAATAAATCGTTGGCAAATTGAAGGTAGCGCTGGAATTTTACAAGGAACACAAGCAGCTAACCTAATTAGTACAAATACAGTAGATGCTGCTGATACTGCATCTATAGCTATATCTGGTGGCGGGGACTTGGGTGTATCTCGCGGTGCGTTTCTTCAAGTATATGGTAATGAGGCTGGCGGGGGTAATGGCGGTGCGGTTGTTCTTGATGGTGGTGATGTTGCTAGCGGTAGTTTGTATATCAGAACTCATGATAGTGGTGCTAGTATATTTCTTTTTACTGATTCACTTTTAAGATGGTCGGTAACTGGTAATGGTGTATTTCTTCAAGATCCTACTAACGGTAGTGACTTCCAGATGACTAGAGCTAATACTTCAGTAGCTGTACCAGTTGCAGATGGTGTTGCTGCTGCTGGCACTATAATTACTGACGCTACTGATTTAACCAAGCAAATTACAAATGTAACTACTGTAGGCGCTGGAGAGGGAGTTCAATTATGGGGGGCTAATTTGGGTACTGTATTTCACGTAACAAACAGGGGTGCTAATGCTTTACTTGTATATCCACATAGTGGAGTAGCTACTATTAACGGGGGAGCAGGTGGAGCAGCAATATCTCTTGCTACTAATACATTAGGTATATTCTTATATGTTTCAGCAAATACTTACGTAGCATTTGAAGTACCTCTTGCTTAATTCTCAATCAATATGATAAATAGTATTTATCATATTTTTACAGGAGAATTAACATATGAAGAATTTAAATATTAGCTTTAACACAGAAACAATTAATCTTTCTGATAATGAAAGTACTGAAATAAAAAAGCATGGATTCGCTATGCCTTTTGAAGTTATCTTTAATCAAGGGCTTGGAGCACTTTACCCACAAGGGTTAACTCTTTCAAAAGGTAAAGTGCTTTCTCGTATTCAAAAAAAATTAGATGCATTAAAATCTCATGATTTACATTTAGAATTAGAAGAAGCTGAATTTGACTTAGTTAAAGAAGTATTTTTAAGTGAATCTGTTAAATTTATGCCCACTCAATACAGACTGGTATCTATATATGTAGATAGTATAGAAAAAGCTAAACTCGAATGACCTTTGTACCTACTTTATCTGATTTTTTTAAAGAAACTACAGAAAAGGGGTATAAAATCTTTAAAGATGAGACCAAACTTTATAATTTAAACATTATTGGCTGGAGAAACAAGGCTTCACGTCCGAATTATTTTGATGATTATATAGCTATTTATTACAAATGGTCTAATAATTGGTATTATAAATATTGGAAAGCTACTACACTTCCTGGTATTCCTTGGCTTAAAAATCCTTTAAATGATAAAGGTACAGCAATTTTAGTTCCTGGACAATATTTTCATGCTTATAGTTTGGGGGCTTATAAAGGATATCCAGCTTTAAAACAAGTACTCCCAGTTAAAGTATATAGAGATAATAATAGGGATAGCCAATTTAATAAAGATTCTGCTACTATAGAAGAAGGAATCTTTGGTATACATATACATAAGGCAAGCCTTTGGACTAAATACGTAAATCGTTTTAGTGCAGGTTGCCAAGTATTTCAATATAAAAAAGATTTTGATACATTTATAACGTATTTACGACAATCTGCCCTTTTGTGGGGAAATAGTTTTACTTATACATTATTAGAATATGACGTGTAAACCTGTTTCTCCTGGAACATCACTTGGATTAAAAAATTGTACTTCTAGTGAAATTAATACTACTTCTTGTGATAATCCTACTATAATTACAGAATCTTGTGAATCTCCACCACCTTGCCCTGAAAATCATTGTTTAGAAATAATTACTAATATTTACTCTACTGGTATACAAGTAAGTAATTCTTGGATAATACCATCTTGTAATGACTATGCTATTTTAATTGTTCCTAATTTATTAGCAGTACATCTTGGTTCTTATATATGGAATAATTCCTTTGGATTTTATGAAATTGTAGCTTACAATTCATTAAATGGCGAATTAACTATTAAGAATAATTGTAATGTATCTAATGCTGCTCCTGGTACAGAAGTTCCGACTTGTACTATTTTTATTATTACTGATATTCCTTGTGATCAATTAGAAGATTTATTTCCATTTTTAGCATCAGATTTTACAGCTCCAAATGTAGGATTTTGTACAGCAATTAAAGTTACTACAACAATTAGTTTATTTGTTGGAGCAATAATTACTTTAAGTACTGGTGTATATCTAATAAATAGTATTGTTGATACTACGACTATAGAAATTTGTAATACTGGTAGTGGAATTATAGGAGGGACTACTGTATATGCTGTTGGACTAAATGGTCAACTTCAATATAGTTTAATTGTTATTAATTTAAGTGCTAGTGCACAAAATAAAGCAGTTTCTGTGACTGGTACTATTAATACTGTTACTACTACTTTGATTAATACTATTGGTATAGCTCTTATTAATCCTAGTGTTAATAGAAATATGCAAGCAATGTATGCAATTATAGCAAGTTGTACTGGTAATGTTCTTGGAGCTAATACTAATAGAGTATCTGCTGGCTTTGCATTAGAAGAATCCATTAATGGTGCACCTAATGTTGTAGTAGGAAATGATACTAAAAGTTTTTTTGTAGATAGCAATTTAGCTAGACCTGCTAGCCATATGCTTATTTGGCAAGGTGTACTTACAATTCCTGCATCTACTACTTTTACTATAAATGGATTAGTGACAGTTCAATACACAGGAGCTGTCGGAGGATCATATGTTATTGGTTCACCAGGTTTAAATATAAGTGTAGTAGGATTAGGAATAATATAATGATATGGCAAATAAATGTTGTGGTTCAAATGATTCTTCTATTGAAGTAAACACAGAAACATGTGAAGAAGTAACAGCATGTTGTAGTCAAGCTCAATTAAGTTGTGATCCTAATTGCTCTAAACAATATTTAAATAATCTAAAAACATCAATAGTAATTATTAATTCTTGGAATATTCCTGCTTGTGGAGTCAGTATTACATTAACTATTTCTGAAAATACTTTTATTCCTATTAAAAGTTTTTTGTGGAATAGTAATTATGGTTATTTTGAAATAATTGCATATGATGAGTTATTGAGAAAAATAACTATATTAAATTCATGTCTTACTGATGTAAATATAGGAACTCAAATTACTAGTTATACTTCTTTTGTACTAGTAGCTTCTCCTAAGAATTTACTTTCTTCGGGAGCTTCTTTTTTAGTCAGTGACTTTATAGCACCTGCTATAAATATTTGTATAATAATAAGTGTAACTAATACTACAAAATTAACTTCAGGAGCATTTATAAGAATATCTTCAGCAATATATCAAATACAATCTATTTTAAGTGATAACTTGATTACAATTTGTAACTTAGGAGAAGGCTTTACTCCAGGAACTTCTATTTTGGCAAAAAACTCTTTAGGAGAACTACAATATCCTATAATAATAATTAGTTCAGCACTATTAAGTAATGCAGTTTTAATAGTTATAGGAGGGGGTTTAAGTGCTCCTATTTTAAGTTCATTTAGTCCTACATTAGTATATTCACAAGATTTAATTATAAATAATCCTAATCAAAATTCAATTTTAAATATAATGATTTTATCTTTTGCTGAATTAAATGCTAATGTTAGTGGTGCAAATGCTGCTTTTTGTGGCGTAGGAAGTAGAGTAGGAATTATTAGATCTGATGCTAGTAGTAATATTGAAATAGGAAATGGGCATAGTAAACGGGAATCAAAATTTAAACTTACTGCTGGAGGATTATTTAGTCCAGAACCAGATGCTTATAGTCTTTATGAATCAGCAATAACATCTATACCTCCATTGGAAACAATAACAATAACTGCTTTTGTTCGCTTTGATTACATAGGAGCAGTCGGTCCAGTATATAGTTTTAGACCACCTGATGCACTTACTTTTCCATTTGCTAATGGGGTTGGAATAAAACTTAGTGTTTCTGCTTTTGGTAAATATTTTCTTGGAAATTAAATGCCTAATGAAATTATACAAGATGGTGAAACTACTTTTTTACTAGGTCAAGACGCTTCAAAAGATGCAGAAGAAGTAAGACCAGGAGGTTATTTTGCTGGTGTAAATGTAACTGCACATAATGGCTCACTTGGACCTAGACCTGGTTTTGCAAAACGTAAATTAGATTTTTCTTTATTAACAGATTTAGGAGTAACTCAACCAAATGGTATTGATATAAGAGATTTTGAAACTATTTTTAAATCAGGACGTTTTCAAGCAATTATTCCTTATGTAATAGGAAATACTTATTATTTACTTATTGTAGTATCAGGTATAATATATTTAATCCATCAACAAACATATCAAGTTAGCGTTATTCCTATAGATGATGGTTCTTTTATAGATGAATCTCTTTATAGAGTTAATTCGTCACCATCAGGAAAACAAGTAATTATTTATGATTATCCTAATTTTTCAATAATTGTAGAAGGATTTACAGCTAGACGAGCAGATCCATTTTTAGATGAAATACCTATAGCAGTACTTGGAACTTATAATGAAAACAGACTTTTTATAGGAAATGCTGGAAATGAATTTACAGCAGGAGACCCAACAGGCACAGGCTTTCCTGATGCTCCACTTTCTTTTACTGAAATACTTACTCCAGCAAGTTCTTTTTTTGGACAAGTATTTCAACTTCCTACTGAATATAATAATGAAGTAATTACTGCTATGGCTTTTTTACAAGTAGCAGATACTTCTACTGGTATTGGACCGTTACTAATAGGAACTTCTCGTGCTATTTATTCTTATGCTACACAATTATCTCGCCTTGATTGGGAACTTAATCAATTTGGAACACTTTTAAATTATAATACAGGTATTGCTGGTCCAAGAGCACTTACTAATGTTAATTCAGATTTATTTTTTATGGGAACTGATGGTCAAATTAGATCCTTATCAATGGCAAGAAATTCTCAAGCTAAATGGGCAAATGTGCCTTTAAGTCGTGAAGTCAGAGACTGGCTAAAATTTTGGGATAAAGATTTAACTAAATTTGCTACTATGAGTTATTTTAAGAATAAAATTTATATAACTGCTAATCCTTATAGAGTTAAAGCTTACGATAGTAATGGCGTGTCTATCACTGATATAGCTCATGGTGGTATGGTAGTTCTTTCTTTTGATAGCGTAGGAAATCTTAGTTCTGAATCTCCGCCTGCTTGGGATGGGCTTTATACAGGCATTAATCCAATGGATATGACTATAAATAATGATAGATTTTTTATAATGTCAAAAAATAGATCGCTTGTTAATAACCTTTACGAATTAACTCCTGACACTACTTTAGATATTGAAGACGATGCTACACTTTATATAAGATCAATACTTTATACTAGAGAATTTCAATTTGAATCACCTTTTAATAATAAAGAAGCTAAAAATATTGAATTAAGTTTAGAAAATATTAAAGGTGACTTTAATCTTGTAGTTGAATATAAACCAAGTCATGCTTGTTGTTTTTTACCTTGGAAAGAATTTAATCATATAGCTCCTTGGAGAACTTGTAAAATACCTACAAATGAAGAAGTTAAAGGATTTTGTGGGCATCAATTTAGAGAACTTAACTTAGGTAGTCCTAGTAATGCTTTAGATTGTAATCCAGTTTCTAATGAAATATATAGCGTTTTTCGTACAATGCAGTTAAAATTTACTATAGAAGCTCGTTATTGGGAATTACACGCTTTTGTTATAAGAGCCAGATTAATGTCTCAAAATGATATTGAAGCTGTTTGTAGTGATTATCCTGTGTTAATATTACCAGAGTGTTGTAATACTGATTGGTTTACTAAAAGTATAAATTTATGCCAGAAAACACAAACATAACAGTTAGAGGATCTTTAAAAATAGATAATTTACCTGATTTAGCTTGTTTTGATAGTTTCGAAGAGCTTCTTAAAGCTATTCCTAACTTTTATTCTGTTGAAGTGCCTAGAAGTATTACAAATGTAACAGTTTCAAATATTGAACCAGATGATACTCAAAGAAATAACCTTTGGGTAAGGCAAGATGATGCTGGCGGATTTATAGGATTATTTGTATTTGCGGCAGGTAATTGGCAGCAAATATCTCCTATACCTAACGGTATATTTAGAATGTTCGGTGATAGCCGTGATATACCTCCTGGATTTTTACTAGCAGATGCCAGTAACCCTAATCTTACAGGAGCTATTGCTGTTGACTTAATAGCTACTTGGACATTAGATCCTAGTTCTACATTTTACATAAATTTTCATGTAACGTTTGAAGGTTTTTAGATAAATTAGGTATTTTACAAATATGAAAAAACTTGTATAATGTATTTTAACTAGTTAATTTAAACAATTAGGAGCTAAATATGGAAGGAATTGAATCTTTTGATTATGCTAAAAATATGGCAAGAGTAGCAACTGGATTTGCAGATGGTCCGTTTTTTAAAAATCCCGTACTTCAGCCTATGAGAAGTTTTACTGAATATCCTAATGAGGTAAAAGAAAAACTTATGGGCGGAAGTCTTACTAAATCTACACCAAGTGATCCTTGGGTAGAAAGACGATCTAATGCAAAATTATAATTTTTTAAAAGGAAATTAATATGGCAAAACAATTATTACCTTTATGTTCTGTTCCTAAAGTAGCAACTCGTGATGGTTATGTTGGTGCTACTGCAAGACTATTACTTCCATTTTATTCTTTTGGCTATTGGTTTGCTTCTGGGCAGCAATATACTTTCCCAAATAGTACTCTGCCACAAGATCAATCAATTGCTTTAACTGGCTTAAGACAACCTAATGTTTATCAGAAAGCAGCAGGTATTTGCTTAGGCGGGTAGTTAATGGGGTGTTCTAGTTGCGGGAGGAAATATCCTCGTGGTAGTTCCTCTCGCTCTATTAGTAGAACTGCACCAGCACTTAATAAGGTAAATATTTCTATGAAAAAGAAATCAGTACGTGGAGTAATTCAAGCTGAAGATACAAAAGAAGCAGTAATTGCTTCTAAACCTGATTGTGGTCCAGTAATTCCTAGTACTGGTCAATATGAATATTTAGTAACTAGTGGCGAATCTGAATCTACTTTAAATACTGAGAAACCTAGTCTAACTATAGAAAGAAAGGTTAAGGATGAATAATGCCAATTACTTTTGGAGAAGCGAGAAAAGTCCTTGCTAGATATTCTGGTGTTGGAGGGAAGTGTGCTGATTCTGAAGATGTAGCTTTATTTGTTCGTCAAGTTCTTGAATATATGCTCTTTTCAGGGCATTACGGAAATCTTAGAAAATTTACTTTTTTTGCTTGCAAAGGAATGTTTACTGCTCCACCTGAATTAGAAGAACCCTTAAAAGTTAGAATTGATACTAAAATTGGTACAGTTTGGGATAAATGGTACGAATGGCATGCAACAAAAGAATGGCAAGAAGACTGTATTCCAGTAGGTGAAGCCTTATTTGAAGAACCCAATCTTTTTCCTACAGCATATGATATTCCTGATTTTGGAACTCGTGTAGGTACTTATGGGCTTTGTTTAGAAAAAGAAGATGCTCATGTAATTGTTAAAGGTATTGACCCTTTTAATAAAGAAATAATTACGGTTCATAAAGGTGAACAAGTTGTAGGCGAATATTTAAGTATTAAAAAAGGTCAAATAATTTATTCTCAATCTACTTTCAAAGAAATAACAGCAGTAGTTAAAACTATAACGAATGGTTACGTTCAATTATTATGGGTAAATCCCGTATCTGATTTAAAAGGATTTCTTTCTAATTATTCTCCATTAGAAGAAAAACCTGCTTATAGAAGATTTAAATTAACTACAAGATACTGTCCGAAAGGAAATAGCCATAAAATAGAAGTATTAGGACGAATAAAACTTAAAGAAAAATATGCTGATAATGATTATATTCCTTTTGATAATATTTACACTCTACATTTAGCTGGTCAATCTATTAATGCTAATTTTAATAATGATGTAGCTACTTCTGACTATAAAGATAAAAAAATGGTCGATATTATAACAAGAGAGAATGAATATCGTCGCGTAAATACAGGTCAGCCTTTAGAAGTGTATCATCCAACATCAGGTGGTAGTATTACAAATATAATAGGTGGAAAATTGTGGTAAATGAAAATGAAGAACACACAACAATTATCTGTCCTTTATCTTTATATGGATTAGATTTTAAAAAAGCATTAAATGCTTTAACAGAAATGGCTATTGATATGAAAGATATAAAAAATCAATTGTTAGATGCGGCTACTGGTAAAGGTTATCTTTCTACTAAAGATGCGCGTTTTGTATTTAAAGTTTTAGGTACGGTTATTATAGGATTAGTTGTAGTCATAGTTTTTTTACTGACAGGTGAAACTACAGGAATTATAGGAGGATTACATAAATAAATGGTTTGGCGATGGGACGATGATATGGTAAACCCTAATCAAATTAGAAATACTAATTTAGGTCAAGCTCCATCTAATCAATATAAATTAAGCGATGGTTTACGCCTTGAAACTATGGGGGGAACTGCTCCTTCAACAACGCCTCCAGTATCTAAACAAATGCAGAATATTTATGAAAATAGATATTCTAAAAGAAATAAAGCTCCTATGCAAAAATATCCAGAAAATGCATACGATCAACCTCAATATTTTTATCCTGAAGAAAGAAGAAAATCTAAAGATAATCAATATAAATTAAGCGATGGGTTACGTCTTAAAACTATGGGGACTGCGGGAGCAGAAACTGGAGGAGAAGACGAACCGCCACCAATTGAGCCTCCTGAAGATATAGAGGGAAAATTTCCCACTCCTAAAACTATTGATGCGCCTGAAATACCTATTCCTAAATATAAAAAATTAAGACCTAAAAGATATGCTAAACGTTGGGGCAAATTTACACGTCAAGAAATGGCTAAGAATTTTGAAACAGCTCAGGGAATGGCACTTAAAACACTTGAAACTGAATTAGCTGGTTTAGAGAAATTTGCTCCAGCAGCAGGTGCTCTTAAAAGACGAGAAACTGCACTTGATAATATTTTTAATCAATTAGAACGTACTAAACAAATAGATGAAGCACTTCCTGGTTTTAGACAAAAATTTGAAGATCAATATGGTCAATTAGAAGAATCTCGTGGTGATATAGAATCTCAAGCTGAAAGAATAGCTACACAAGGTGAAAGGGCTGATATTTATGCAACAGGTCGTGCTCCTGATGAAGTTACAGATAGAGGATTAGAATTAAATGTAAGATCTCGTGCTGCTGATAGAGCACGCCAAGGTGGTTTTGGTGCTATGAGTAATGTTGCTCGTAAAGCATCAGACTTAATGAGTGCCGAACAAAGACTTCAAATAGCACAATATGGAGAAAATCTTTACAGCCAAAATATTCAATTAGGTACTCAAAATATTCAGTTATCTAATCAAAATGTAGGTATGCGCGGTGACATAATGAATCAGCAAGCAAATTTATTACTTGCTCCTACAGAATATTCTAATGCTGGAAGTCAAATAAATGTAATGCCAGAAGTTGGTGCTGGAAGATTAACTACTAGTATGATGGGGGAACTTAATCAATACGGTATGATTCCAGCAGGTCAAGCTGCTTCTATGGTTATAAATCAAAGACAATTTAGAGCAAATTTAGAGCAGCAGACAAATATGTTTAATGCTTCTAATCAAATGACAGCTAGTCAATTTAATGCTGGAGCTGCCAATCAATTTGCATTAAGTAAATTTGGTTATCAAGTAGCGCAAGCTGGAGCAGTAGCAGGCGCTACAAATGCAACTAATACAGGTCAGTTCGAATATGCACAGCAACAAGCTGCATTTGCTACTTTTGGTGATTACATGAATCAAGCACAGCAAGCTGGTCAAGCTGGTGCAATAAGTCAAGGATTTGGCGCTATAGGAGGTATACTAGATGCAATAAGTGGAGTTAGTAGCTTATTTGGTGGAGGACAGCAGCCTAGTCAGGGAGCTGCTGGCGGCGGTGGTTTTGTAACAGGAACTGGAGGTGTTGGTGGTGGTATAACTGAAATAACTCCTTCTAGTACAGGTGGTATGCAAGGTACTCCAAGTGGTTCAATAGTAGTACCTGAAGGAAGTGTTCCACCTGGTTATACTCCAATAGGTTCTGCTCCAACTCCAAGTGGTGGGGCTGGAGTAATAGTTTCTCCTAATCAAACACCAGAAACTCAAGGTTTTGAAGACTCTTTGGGGCTTAAAATAGGTCGTCCTGGGGCACAAGAAGACACGACTCAAACACTACTTAATCAAAACGCTAAAATGCTTAATATGAGTGGTGTGTCCAATCAACCGCAACCAGGTTTTGTTGAAACTGGTATAAATAATCAAGGGCAAAAAATTTATAGTAATGCAAGACTTTCTAGCTCAAATGATAATCGTGAAGGATTTAATCTTACTAATACTTTAAGAAGAGTAATAGATCCAACAGGAGTACTTGATGATGAAGACAGAACTGCACTTGATAAAGTAGCAATGCTTTCAAGTAGTGCTAATTTTTTAGGAGATTTAACCGAACTTCAAGCAAATGGGGATACTCGCGGATTTGTGAATGCAATACTTGAAAGATATCAACAACCAATAATTGAAAATTTAGCAAAAGATCCAACTGATCAAGCAGGCTTATCTGCTGCATTTAATGCGTTTAGTCTATCAGAACATTGGGATAAAATGAGTGCGGCACAAAGAAGTCTTGGTTTAGCTTCAATCGGTATTCAAGGTTATCGTTATGGGACAGGTGAAAATTTAGCTGAAAAATTTATAATTAAACCTCCTAATCCAGATGCTCCAATCGGTCCAAAAAATATGGGATTAAATGTAGGTCAAGCTCTTAATTTAATGAGCGCAGGTGTTAATTCTTATGGACTTATAAAAAATTGGAATCAATTAAATGCTCTTCAAAAAGTAGCTTATGGAACTGGAAATTTAAGTCAATTAGCTACTCTTGGTAGACAGTTTGGGCTTCTTGGTAAAGGTGTAAGTGGTGCTGCTGTAAATGTTACAGCACAACAACTAACCGCTCAAGGTTTTAGTCATGTACCTGCATTTGGACCAGGTGCAATAATGGGTTCTGCAAGTTCTAAGTTGCCTGAAGGTTATACTATAATTGATAAGGTAGCTAATGGTACTCGCGTTATTGCTGCACCTGGCCCAAATGCAGCTAGCGCAGTAGGCGCTACAGAAGGGGCTACTGAAAGTCAATTAATGACTCAAGCTGGACAAGGACTTAGAGTAGTAGGTGGAGCTGCCAGTATAGCCCTTGGTGTACAAGCTGTAATGAAGAATTGGGGCACTGGTGGCGGAAAAGGGGCATTAAACGGAGCTTTAGGAGGTAGTGCTATAGCTGGTGGTTTAATGTCAATGGGTAGCGGTTTAGGTGTGGCAGCTATGAGTAATCCTTATTTATTAGCTGGTGTTATGGCTGTATCAGTTTTAGGGGGGTTGGCTAAAACAGGTATTACAAATAAAGGACAATTACAAAGAAACGCTGTAAGGGACAGCTTAAAAGGAGGAAATTTTGTAGATGACGATTATAATATAACTTTAGCTGATGGTACTAAATTTAATATTGGAGTCGATGGTCAAGAAGGAAAACATAAATTTAGAGATCCAAGTTTAGTTGTAGATAAAGGTCCAACTGAAGGACATTCTTACGATATAGATTGGACTAATGATTTAGATTATATGTCTGGAATGGGAGGACAATCATTAATGCGTATGTTAAGTGGTGGCATTAAAGATGAAACTGATAAAATAGGATTTCAAATAGGAAATGGTGCTTTATCAAGTGTAGGTTTTGGTAAAGATATGACTCCAGAAAACTTTACTAAAGTCACAACTAATTTACGTTCAGTTTATGCACAAGCTGGAATTAAATCTAAATCAGACGCCTATCAATTATCCAATCAAATGTATGCAGAAGGACGTATATCTGAAACTGACATGGTAACTATGCAGCAGTCTTTTAATATGATTTATGACGATAATGGACTTCAAACTGCTCAAGCTTTATTAGGTGGTAGACATGGTGGTATTCAAGCTATGGCTAAAGATCCAGGTCTTTCTACTAAACCTGGTTATCAAATTGATCCAGGACGTACTCCAGGAGCACAACAGCCAACTGGTAGTGCTGGTGCTACTACAGGTAAACCAATAAAAGAAAAACCAGTGCTAGAAGGTGGTCCAATGAGACTTCCAACAGATAATAAATATACTCAAAGAATACCAATTATTGGTGAAGACGGTATGCTTAATATGACAGATAAACCAAGAACGCGATTTGATGAAAATGGCGAAGTAATTAGTAACGGAACTTCTAGATTACAAGGAGAAAGAGTTAGAGGACAACCGCCTTTATTAAGACCACCAGCACCAATTAATGCTGGACAAATGTTAGATAATATAGCTCCAGTAGAAAGACCAACTGTACCAGCTATACCTACACCAAGAAGACCAGCAAATATAAATACTGGTGAAATGCTAGAGGATATTAAACCACTTCGTTCAAAACTTCGTATGTCAAAAGAAGAGCTTCAAAGAGTAAATAGTGAGCGCTATGCAGAAGCAGGAGCATAAAGCATGGCGTACGATATCTATACAAATATACCAGGACCTAATATAGACACGTCTTTATTTGTAAATGCAGCTAGTAGAGGTATAGCCGCTGGTAATGCACTTCCAACAAAAACAACTGCTATTATTCAAGGCGCTCTTAAGGGATTTGAGCAAGGTTTAGATTTTCGCACTCAAATGCAGGAACAAGAAGTTAGACAGAATCAGATAGAACAATTACCTACTACTAATGCAATTCAAGAACAGCAACTACAAAATGCAGAATTAGCTAATCAACTTAATACATTAAAAGTAGATATAGCAAGTCGTACACATGAATTATCTATTGAAGATGAAATAGCAAAACTTACTAATGAAAAAGGTAAATTACAACAAGAAACAGCTCTTAGAAATAGATTAGTTGATTTTAATAAAACTTTTCAAGAATCAGATCCTTTAAAACAAAAACAAATGATAGAAAGTGGTCAATATAATGATATATTTGCAGCTAATCCAAATACATATAGTCAAGCTATCACTACAGTTTTTCCTTATTTGAATCAACAAGAAAAAGCTGCTGCTAGTCTTAATTTAAAACGAGCTAATATAAATAATTATCATGATAAACAAGCTTTAAATAATATAAAAGATTTAGAAACTGCACAACTTGCAGCAGAAGATGCTTTAGGGCAGCTTGGAGTAAATGAAAAAGTAAATTTACCTCCAGATCAAATTCCTTTAAAAGTAGAAGTAGTACCTCTTGGAAAATATATAACTGATGATAATGGTAATATTACTGGACAAAACGATATTTATACCCCTAGTAGTAACGCTGCTGATTTAAAAATTGGTAATCAAATTGTAGCTAAAGATGTTGATAATGCTACTTTAAAACAAATTAGAACTTATAAAAATAAATATAATTGGGTAAATGATGTTTACAGAAATAGAGCGCTTGGTCAAGTAGGAAGAGCTTTTAACGATACACAAAAAGCGATTTCAGGGGCTACTCCTCAGCCTCAATCACGCACTCAAACACCTCAAGAATTTACTGGTTTTGCCCCTGAAGCTCCTGAAGAACTTCCAACTAAATTAGAAGAAGGAAAAGTTACTCCTAATATAGAAGCGGTTAAAGATATTAGAAAAGTTCCGATTGTGACTAAAAGTAAGCAAATAAATGTAACTAATAACCCAAAAATGTATAAAGCTGTGCAAGAAAGTTTAGGACTAGCTGAACCTGATTTTAAACCAATAATGCCAGTGATTAAAAACTTACTTACTGAAATAAGTGCTGCACCTGAAGATAAATATAATAAATACAGTAATTCACAACTTATAAAATTAAATGATGCTAAAGATAAAATAGGTAAATATACTTCAGGACTTCAATTTGAGAAGTCACCTGAACTTCAAAAAACATTTACTCCTGAAATGGTAGATTTACATAATAAAATTGTAGATGAATTTAATTATTTTATAAAAGATCCAATGGCTGAAGGATTTGGTATGGCTGCTTATTTAGCTAATAATTATAAAGGCATTACATTAGATCAATTAGTTAAAGTATCCTCTCCAAAAGATTTATATAGTATAAAACAACAAGGATTTTATAATGAAATGTTAGATCAAATTGTAGCTAATGTGCGAAGTCAAATATCTGCTTCCGAAAAAGCATTAGCTAAATTTGGTTCAAGATCTTCAACTTTTTCAAGTATATTAAATAATGGCTAATGGAGAGGAAAGTGTTGAATTATTGTCACCTGATGAGTTTGTTACAAACTTTGAAGGAGATTTTCAAAATACAGTATCTTCAGTGGAAGGAAGCCCTATTACTACTCAAATTTCAACTACAGAAGAAGCGATAAGTAATGATCCTATCCAAACTACTTTAGAAGAAACTGCTTATAAATATAATTTAGAACCTAGTTTACTTAAAGCTATAGCAAAGCAAGAATCAGGTACAAAAGAAGGTTTTAACCCAAATGCTAAAGGAACTTCTGGTGAAACAGGACTTATGCAAATAATGCCTACCAATTGGAAAAAATATGGTGGAGGAGAAGACCCTTATAATGTAGAAGAAAATGTAGATATTGGGGCAAATATATTATTAGATGAAATTACACGTTTTTCAGGAAATGAAGATTTAGCATTAGCTGCTTATAATGCAGGTAGTCCTGCTGTAATCAATGCAATAGAAAAAGCTGGTTATTCTATAAAAGATGCTAAAAATATAACATTTGATGATATTAAAGCATATTTACCAGATATAACTCAAGAATATGTACCATCTGTAAAATCAAAATTATATGCTTCAAAAGAAGATACTTTAAATTCTTATAGTTCTGGTGAAACATTAGGTACAGAAGAAGATTTAAAAAAAGTATTAGATCCAATTATAAGTGATCCTGCTTTTAATACATTAAGTGCTACTCAGTCAATGCAAGTTCTTAAAAGAGTTTATGACTCAAAAACTTTTTGGAATAAAAAAGCTAGAGATACTATTCAAAAACTTTCAACTGAAATTTGGGATAGTGCTATGCCTAATGAAAAGCCTAATTATGGATCACTTATAAATTCTGTACCAGAAATTACGGGTAATGAAAAAGATCCAGATAAATTATTAAATACTTGGAAAAATAAACAATTAGAAATGCTACGATCTAGTGGCTATGATCCTATACTTCTTGGAAACGGTATTATTGGTTATTTAGATGCGGCTATTGATAATGAAAAAACAGCTTCAAGATATAGAAATAGAGGACTAGTAGGAACTGCACTTTCAGAGGGAACTAGTACAGCAGCATTAGTTGGTAAAGGATTTGTAAGTGGTTTATCAGGTATGGCAGCAGCACCTTTCAGATTAGCTGGATATGAAGATTTTGCTAAAATGATAGATAAAACTTCAGAACTTTTACCAGATCCAGCTAGAAACACAGTCTATTCTGTAGATGATAAAGGTTATATAAGGCGAGATGAATATGGTCGCCCTATTACTACTTTTCAAGCCGAATGGACAGGAGCAGTAGGAAATGTACTTTCTTTTATAGCTCCTTACAAAGCTCTTCAAGCGGCTAATATGCCTCGTGCAGCAGTAGCTTTTGGTATAAGTCAAAATGTATTACTTACAGCAAATAGTGCCTATCTTCAAGCTAAAGAAGAAGGAGTAACTGACAACGAAGCTTTAAAAGCTGCTTTATTTGCCGAACCTTCAGTACTTGCTGGAGCATTAGGAGACTTTATAGTAGCAGGCGGAGGTAAAGCATGGATAAAAGGTCTTGGACCAGTAAATAGAGCTAAAGCTATAGCCACTCAAGCAGGAAAAGGTGCTTTTATAATGGGAGCATCAGGTGCTGCTCAAAAATATGTACAAGATTTAGGAGTAAGTGCTGCAATTAATAAAGATGTAACTTCTTTAAAAGAAACAGGTAAAGCAGCTTTAGCTATGGGAATAGCTGGTGCAGTTACTTATCCTTTTACTTCAAAATACGAAGTTAGACCAGAAGTTTTAGATAAAGATTTTCCTGTGCCTGAAGCACAAAAAGCACTTTCAGCTCCTGAAACAAGAGAACTTCCTTGGTCAGCAGAAGGTAAGAAATTACTTCCTTATAATCCAGAAGACCCTACACCAATTGAAGCAGGAACAAAGTTACATGCGTTAGATTTACCTCAACCTGATGAACAGATAAGACTTGCAAAATCATTTGAAGACTTTCAAAATTCTCCTGATATGGAAAGAACTTTTATAATTAGATCTCCTTCAGATGTAGATCCTGAACTAGTTGCTAATTTTGGTTATGTACCAGAAATACTTCCAGATGGAAGGCTTAAAGTTACTAAAGAAACTACACACGTACCAGAAGAAATAACAGGCGAAGCACCAGAAGGAACTATTCCTCGTATAGAAATGCTTTCTAAAGAATTAGCAGTTATACCAAAACAAGAGGAAGTACCTAATTTAATAGCAAGAAGAACTGAACTTCAAACAAAAATAAAAGAGTTAGAACCACAAACTAAAGCAATTATTGGTACTGTAAATGAGCTTATACCTAAAAGACAAGAACTTATTAAAGAGGTGACCACTTTAAAAAGATCTTCTAAAAAAGAAGGAGCAAATAAAGCTCTTATAAAATCTAGATTAGCTGATGTTAGAAATGAAGTAGCTATTATAAATACATTTTTAAAAGAACATCCTTTAGAAAATAATTTATCTGAATTAAAAACTGAACTTAAATTAGTAAATGATAATATTAAACAAATAGGTAGACCAAGTTATTTAAATAATATTAAAGCTAAAGAAAATGAACTTAAAGATTTAATTATTACTAAAGAAATTGGAGAACTTGAAAGAGTATCTCAGGAAAAAGAAATAGCTAAAAAAGTTCGTAGAGAGCAGCAAGGCGCAATCATAGAAACTAAAAAAGGTAAACGTTATATTTATCCATTTGAAAAAAAATGGTATGTATTAAATGAAAAAGGTGAAGCACTTAGTAATGGTATGGATTATTTTATAGATGCTGCAAATACAGCTAAAGGGATTATAAGTACAGAAGCTGAACGTGGTTTTATACCAAGTGTAGAAAAAGGAATAATAGAAAAACCGCTTCAATTTAAAAAGACTATAGAAGTTCCTAAAATAGCTGAAGAAATTCCAGCTATGAAAAGATCTAAATTAACTGGAGCTATGTATTCTGATGAAATTAAACCAGAATTTAGAAATTTACTTAACTATTGGGCACATGCTTTAAAACTTCCAGAAACTATTTTTGCTACTCTTAAAGATATAAATAATCCTGAATTTAGAAAACATTTATCAGAAGAACAATTAAAATTTGTAGATGAAGTTACTAAACAATTTACTCCAAAAACTTTATTAGGAGCTGGTAAAACTGTAGGAGACAAAGGAATTGTTATATTAGGTAAAGGAGATCTTAATTATGAATCAGCAAGAGTAGCTTCTCATGAAATAGGACACGTACTTGAAACTAGTGCATTTAAAGAAGCTTCTCCTAAAATGAAAGATGCTGTATCTAAAGACTTAGCTAAAGCTATAGGAGGACTCAATTTAAACGATCCTGTAAGTAAGTGGGCATCTCAAATAATAGGACCAGATAGTATTTTTGAGGGAGATACTAGGCCTTATAATAGTTTAACTCCTGAAGAAAAATCCTATCTTTTACATCAATCTGAATATTTTGCAAATAATGTTTCTGAATTTTTACTTAATCCAAAAAAAAGACCAGCTACTTTAGCTGATAGCTTTTATAAAAATATAGCAGAAAAATTTAAAGAACTTTGGACAGGACTTAAAAATGCATTTAGACCAAGCGAATCTATACAAAATTGGTTAAATGACTATTTTGATACTACACGTGGTAAAGAGTTTTTAGAAACATTGCCTCCAGAAAAAGAACCAACTAAAATATTTAAAGAAGGTGAAAAAGAACGTAAATTTGCTAAACGTGTTCGGGAAGCAGAAAGTACGACTGCTGAAACAGCAGAAAAAATAGGTAAAAAATCTTATAAACCAAAAAGCCCTAAAGAAGCTGCTAAGTTTTTTAGAGAAAAAATTAAACCAGAAACTATAGATGAAAATATAAATGAAGCAACTGATTTTGATAATAATTTAAGTTATCAAGATAGAACTGCTTACGGTATTGAAATTATAAATGAACTTAGAAGACAGATTGAAACTTCTAAAAAAGAAGGTAAATCTATAGATGCACTTACTTCAAAGGAAGCTGATTTAGTGGGTAAAATGGCAGAAGAAGGAACTCGTCTTGGACAAGGCGTACAAGCTTTTACTCTTTTCAGTTCTATGAGTAGAGAAAGCATGCTTAAAAAGTTTAAACGAGATCTTAAAAAATTTAATGGTAAAGATTTTGAAATACCTCCTGAACTAGAAGAGCAAATAAAAGCTATACATAATAAAATACAAGAAGTATTCACTGAAGCAAAAATACCAACTAATGAAATTAAAGAAACAAGTAATTTAGTTGTCGATGCTCTTACAAGAGAAGCACTTAATTTAATTTCTACTCAAATAAAAGCACCACTTTCTAAAGCACTTTCATATTATTGGTATGCTAATATGTTAAGTGGTCTTTCCACTCAAACTATAAATATAGCTGGCTCTGGTATGAACTTATTTGGAAGAGGATTAGCTACTGCTATAACTAATCCTAAAAATTTTGATGCATTTATTAAAGGTATTGTCAAAGCAGCACCAAAAGCAATTGAATCTGCAAAAGGAGTTTTTACTGGAAAATATCCAATTTCAGGTAAATATGAAAATAGAATATTAGGTAAAACAATAATACCTATAACTGGTTTTGAGAATAAATTATTTAATAATTTAATGGCTAAACCTTTAAACTTTTTAAATAATAAATTATCATTTGTTTTTAAAGCTATGAATAGTGCTGATGCTTTTTTCTATGTAACTGGAAAAGAAGGACAAGCTTATTTTGCAACAAAACGTGCACTTAAACAAGAAGGACTTCGTGGTGAAGCATTAAGAGTTAAAATATCTGAAGAACTTCATAATTCAACTAATGAATTTATTAACGCGAAAGAACAAGCTACTCGTGAATGGGAAGCTTCAGGACTTAAATTTAAAGATAGAGATGTTAACTTAAGAGCTTATGAAATTATTGATAATTTACGTTCAGAAGCTATAAAAGAAATATCAAAAAGGTTTGGGCAATTAATTACTTTCACTGAGCCACCAGCAGGTTCTTTAGGAGGTATTGCTAAAATGCTTAAAGCTGGTATGGAATATATATCGCCCCTTAAAATTATATTTCCATTTGTTGATGTAGTTTCAAATGTGCTTTCACAAAGTTTAGATTTTTCTCCTATTGGAATAGCAAGAGCAGCTCTTGGTGAACATATTACTGATTTTATGCAGCAAAAACTTGGAGGCAAAACATCAGGAATTACATTTGGACCAGAAGAAAGACTTCAAAGATTAGGTGCTGGCATAATAGGAACTACTTTAGGAGCTGTAATTTATAAAGAAGCTGAAAAATATTTAGATGATCCTGATCCTAAATTTTCTATATATGCTAGAGGTCCGACAAATAAAGGTGAAGCTGCTACTTTAAAAAGTGCTGGATTTAAACCTTATACAATTAAAATAGGTGATACTTATTTAAGATATTCAGAAACACCCCTTGCGCCGCTTTTAGCTTGGATCGGAGAACTTCATGATGCTTATAGGTATAGTCCTTCCTTTAATAAAAAAGATCCAGGAGAAAAATTTCTAATAGGTCTTACAAATGTAGGTAAAGTAGTACTTGACACTGGCTTTTTAAAAGGAGCAGCTAATTTAGTCGATACTATTCGTGGTGAAAAATCTCCAAGAGATTTAGTTCTTAATCCAACAAAATCACTTATACCTTTTAAAGGACTTTTAAATGATATAGCAAAAACTACTGACGCATTTGAAACTGACCCAAAATCATTTTTAGCAGCTACAGTTAGAGGACTGCCCTTTATTCAAGGATATGCTGGTAAACCAGCACTTAATGCTTTTGGCGAACCAATTGAAACTTATCAATTTTTAAAAGATTATCCCGCATTATCTACTTTTGTAACTCCAATTGCTGGCAGATTTGCTACTACTAAAACAGTAAATCCAGAGTGGAAATTTTTAGTAGAAAACGGTGCTTATGTGCCTCAAATGGGAACTAATACGTCAATTGGTATTTCAGGTAAAAGTGCTGTGCAAGAGATAAAAGAAGAAAGACTTAAAAAACAAAGAGTAGAAACTTTAGGTCGAGCAGCTTATGATGTTCTTACTTATGATGAAATATATGAACTTACTAAATTAGCTGGACCACAGATAAAACAAGGTATAAATAGACTTATGAATAAAAAATTAACTGGTGAAAAATTACAAGATGAAATAGAAAAAATGACTAAAGAAGCAAGACGTAATGCAAAAATTAAATATTTTAAATATTAACAAAATATTTTAATTCTAAATTCTCTACTATATTATAACATTTTTTTTGACATTCTACTATAGCTTCACCTAGTAAACTCATAGAATACGTTTTAGCTAATTTATCTATTTCTCCTATAACTTCTTTTAAAGCATATTTAAGGTCTTCAGCACGTATAATGGCTTCTAATCTTTCTTCATCTTCTATTGATTCAATTAAAAATTCAAGCTTCGTCTTCAATATACTTTTCCTTAAGTACTAATTTAAGCCAATCTGTAGCATCCATAACTACTAGCCAAGGCTCACTGCTTTTTTTCTGTGCTATCATTGGGATTAGTCCTTTAGCATCGTGCCTAGCTTGTTTCATATATTTATGTACTGGAAAATTCTCAGTGCCTTTAACTTCCATTGAAAATTCAGGTAAATCATCTGGAGCAATTACATCTCCCAATCCTTCTTTACCATTAAATTGGGCTGACCTACGTGCTGATTTAGCACCATGAAATTTTAGAAAATTAGCCCATTCACGCTCTCTTCTCGACCCCTTGTGTTTTGATTTCTTCCCCGTATGAGAATATATTTTTCCCAATTTCTCCTTCGAGAGCATCTTCTTCTCTAACACTTTTAAGGATTCTTCGATTGAGCTTAATTGCATAGTCTACTCTATATTTTATGTAAGTTAAATGTTTTTCATTTAAATTTAAAAGGTCTTTTACATCTTCAAATTTAATATATTCATTGTTTGATCCATTATAATTTCTTGTAAACCATAAAATAGCATCGCGTCTGAACCGATATGGTGCATGACTCTGAAGATCCCAAAGTGCTCTTTGAAGCATTGCACCATAAAGTAATATAACAGGCAAATGTTCTGGCGAATAATAATTTATTAAATTTTCATCTAGTTTATAATTAATGCCGTTCGTACAACCATTAATATCATTCATACATAAAGCGATGAACCGTTACTTAATAACGGTTCTTAAATATAATTACTTCTTTAAATTAGCCCCAAAACCAGCAGCACCTAATGTAGCTGCTATAATCTGTAATTCATTACTATAAGGCAGTAACCAAGGAATACCATAAGATAAAGTAAGTAAAGTTGCTGCTACTGAAGCAAAACTACTTAATTTATTTTTATCTAAAGTACTGCCTATAACAGCATGACCTAATCCAGTAGCTCCAAATAAACCAGCTAATAACTGAACTATTTGATTAACAGTATCAGCTCCAGGAATTAAGGCAATTAAACTAGATAGAGCTGATAAAGCACCAGCAATACCTCGCTTTACTCCCTTAGATTTGAATAACAGTTTTTCTATGAATTTACTCATATATTAAATCCTTTTTAAAAGAACAACTTACAACACCAATTATATCATTAAAAAAGCTTAGTAACCAGCGGCTGCTAGTTTTTTTGCTTTTTTAACTTTTTTGGTTTTCTTTACTTTTTTAGCTTTTTTTACAGCTTTTACTTTCTTTACTTTTTTTGCTTTTGGCATGTTTTTTGCTCCTTTTTGTTTTATAACACCAGTTAAAATATCATTTATATATTGTTCATTATTAGCCATATTACAGTCCTTTATATTGGAGGTAAAAGAGTTTGAAGTTCTGTTATATCTGCATGAATAGATACTAAATCTGTATTAATAACTACTATATCATTTTTACTTTGATCTACATCTGTTCTAAGAGAAGTTACATCTAATTGAATAGTTGTTACATTAGAATTAATAAGACCAATATTTGTATTAATTGAAGTTATATCAGTAGTAGCTATTGATAGACTTGAATCAAGATTAGCTACATTAGTATTAATAGCTGATACATTAGCATTAGTAGTTATTAATCCTGATTCAACAATAGCTGTAGCTGCACTAATAGCAGATACATTATTATTAGTAGCTATTAAACTAGCATCAAGATTAGCAACATTATTATTAGTAGCAAATAAATTTGTGTCAACTGAAGATATAAGAGTACTAAGTGTAGATACATTTGTACTAGTAATATCTAAATTTGTAGTAAGAGTAACTACAGAAGCATTAAGAGCAGCTACATTAGCGTTAGTAGCGGCAAAATTTGCATCAACATTACCTACAAGTATATTAGTAGCTACTAAATTTGCCTCTACAGTATCTAAATCTGAATCAATAGTAGCTAAATTTGCATTAATATTCACTATATCTGTTTTAGCAGTCGCCACATCTTCAGTCAAAATAAGTACTGCGCCTGTATTAAGAGTTTCTAAAGTTAACTTAATATCAATTATATCTTGTTTAATTAGTACAGCATCTGCACTAAGAGCGACTACTTCATCTGCATTTATGGATTGTAAAGCAGCTTTAACATCTATCATATCTTGTTTAAGAGTTTCTACATCAGAAACTAAAGCAGCTATAGCTACAGGATTAATTAATGCTAAAGCTGTATCTACTTTTGTATTTAAAGTCGCTTGACTATTATTTATATTAACAACTAGTGCTGCAAGTTCAGCACTAAATTGTTGAAAAAGAGGCTCAAGCACAGCTAATTTATTTTCGTGTTGTATCCAAAGTACTTCAAAAGAACTAGGTGTTACTGTTGTCATTTTCCCAAAAACTCCTTCCAAAAATTCTACTTAAATAATAGAATGGAACTGCTAAAAATTTATACCATTTTCCTTTACCAATCAAGATAATATTTTTATAAAGGTAAAGGTCGGCTTCTTTTCTCGTATGAAATACTTGGTAAACTGGACTAGAATACATATAATCATGTACTTTACAAACATCAGTTAAAACATGGTCATATGGCAATGAAATATTTCCTACACCACATCTATTTACAGGATCTACTGAAGAATCAATATTATAAAAAGCATAAATAGTATTACTTTTATCTCTCCAAAATCCCCAAACATCTTTAGTAATTTCTAGTACTTTACCTCTAAAAACTACATATTTACTTTTTAGACTTAGTTCGTTTTTTCTTTCTTCGCTTTTTTCCATGCTTACTTTTAGTAATTCCTTCTAATTTACCTTCATTTTCCATTGCATAAAATACTTGCTTTCCTTTTTTTGCTCCATATTGTTTAAGCATGCTCTTAAGAATTTTAGCGCCTTTACTAGTTAATGGCATTTTATTTTTCCTTTATAAAATTACTCCATATTTTAAAGAATATGGAGTATTTAATTAAGCGCATGGCGATTGTTCTATTTCTTCTCCATTAATATTTCTGCTAGCCACATCATCTAAACAAATTCCTTTTATACCCCACATAAGTGCTTCTTCTAACTTAGTATAGCAAAGAGCTGTTTCACGAGAACAGCTTAAATTAGATCTAAGCATTTGTTCTAAATGACTAAACATTTCTCTTAGAAGTTCGCATTTAAGCTTATTATCATCAGATAAATCAGAAATATAAGCAAAATTACAAGTAGAGTTTCTTTTACAATTAGTTTCCATATTAATTTCCCTAAAAAATAAAGTTTCAATCAAAATAATATGGAATGCAGGTTAAGTCAACAATGATAATCCATATAACAAAAATTATCTGTGGGACAATTTATATATTGATAACGAATACATTTTTTATTAACTGTAAGAGGCGTACAACTGCTTAAAAATACTATAATAAATAACGCGATAAATTCTATAATAATTATAATAAGTATTAATCTCAAATTAATATCTCTTTAATGCTTTTAGGATGGATACTATTTAGAATATGATTAGTAGTCCTGGCATCAAAGCCAATTCCTTTAACTATATCCTCCCAAGGGACTCCTTTACCTTCATAAAGTACTACATCTTCATAATTAAGCCCAAGTCTCGGTACTTTAAGTTTTCTAGAAACATGCCCTACTAAATGTAGAGGTACTTTGCCCCTAAGTTTCCAATTAAGAGGAGCTTGTTGATGCACTCTCAAAAGTTTACTTACTTCAGTAACCCCCCCAAACTTTTCCCAAAGATATTGAATAAGTAGTGCTTGACCTTGCGTTCTTTTAAGAGTATGTCTTTCTCCACCACGAAGATCTAATTTTTTATTTTTCATAACTTCATTATATATCAAAACGATTGTAATTACAAGCTTATGTTTTTGCCGCAGCCCAAGAGTTACCACTTCCTACTTTAACTAAATTATTTATAACACCATTTGGAAAAACACTTAAGTAGCCATCAATCATAGCTTTTTTAATAGCATTTTTTACTATTAATTTATTAACTTTACCATCAGAACATTCAACTAGAATTTCATCATGCACACAATTTACAATATGAGCATTTAATTTTTTTTCGTCAATAATATTTTGTAAAATAACTAAAGCATAAAGCATAACTTCAGCAGCACCGCCTTGAATAGGAGTATTCATAGCAGTACCATAAGTATTTTCTTTATCTAATTTTCTTACTTTACCGCATGGTGTAGTTACTCTAAGAGTACTTGAACCAATATCGACTTGATTCATCTGCCATTTAGTGTAGCCAGAGTAAGTAGTTCTAAAAGCATTTATTGCGTCATATGCTTCATCGTCACTTACTTCTACACCATAAGATTTTTTAGCATAGTGTGAAAACTTCTTAGCGCCTAAACCAAAAAGAAACCCAAAATTAGCAGCTTTAGCACTTTGGCGTTCAGTCTCTGTTACATGCTTAATATTTTTTCCTGATATTTTAGCGGCAGTTAACGCATGTAAATCTAGACCATCTCTATAAGCTTTAAGCATATTCTTATCCTGACTCACTTCGGCTGCTACTCTAAGTTCTATTTGATTATAATCAGCACAGATAAATGTGTAACCATTTTTTGGTATAAAGTTACCCCGTATACCAGAATCTTTTGGAGCATTTTGCATGTTAGGTCTAGTACTTGATAGTCTTCCTGTTCTTGTGCCACATATATTGTAACTTGCATGTATTCTTTCACTTTTAGGATTTATCATATTAATTAAATTAAACCCGTAAGTAGATGTGAGTTTTTCTTTAGTCTGAAATTCATGAAAAGGCTTAACAATAGGTAAATAAGAAAAGTCACTAAAGGTGTGGTTATCTGTAGAAAGTTTTCCTTTTTCAGTTCTAGGCCAGAGATATAACACCTCTTTAGGTAAATTACCTTCCAGCCAAGTAGCAATTGTATGACTTGTAATTTTATTAAGTCCTGTTATCTTTTCAACTTCTTTTTTAGCTTTATAAAGATCTTCTCTCCATTTTAGAATCATTTCTTGATGGTGTTCTTTATTAATTCTAAGACCGTTTAGTTCTAATTTAGCTATTGGATAAATTGCATCTTTATATAGTTTATAAATTCTTTCTAGTTTAAATTTCTCTAAGCCGATTACTAATTTTTCCGCTAATTTTAAAACTAACACTGCATCAAGAGCAGCATATTCAATTTGTTCAAAGGTAAGAAACTTATTACCCCAAGCAGAAGCTTGTAACTCTTTATTAACTTTTTCCTTAAAAACTGTTTCAATAAGTGCATCTAGTCCAAAGGATAGTCCAGCATCATTTGGGTATGTTGCATGCATAATGAGTTTAGCTAATATCATAGTACAACCTATATTTGGCTTTTTTATACCGTAATTAAGTAGAAATTTCATTTCAAACATCGCGTTATGTGCTATAAACCTTTTAGTTTGAAGTAATTTAGCTAATTCAAATTTTTCCCAATTAACTTTTTTCATGTCAATTACGTAAGAAGTAACACCATCAAAAATTTGAATGAGTCTAATATAAGCAAGATGTGGCGATAATCCTGCCGTTTTTCCTAAATGTGTATATTCAGATAATGGTGCTGTTTCAATATCAAGACCAAGTAAGTTATCACACTTATTTAAAACTTTAAGTGCGTTTTCAAGCATAGTATCGTTAGTTATATACTTAGCTTTATAAGTTTCGCCGTTAAATTTTATTCTAAATTTTTTAATTTTCATAAGAAAAATGTGGGCTACTTGTGACAAAAGTAACCCACTAAAGTATGGTCGGTAGTTTATAGTTTATTTAAAGCTGAATCTAATTTTCTTTTGGGTCTTCCTTTTCCTTTAGCTGCAAGCTTTGTCGGAATTTCTTCATCATCATGTTCCTCTTTCTCTTCGTCTTCATCCTCATCCTCATCATTATCATCTTCTGAATCATCATCATCTTCATCTTCATCTTCCTCTTTTGAATCTTCATCTAGAGCTGTTAAAAATGAACTTAAGTCGCGATTAGCACCGCCATAACGAGTACCATCGTCTTTTATAAACTGCACTAATTCTAGTTTAAAGCTGACTCCCTTAGCAGTTATAATTGGAGTCACTAAAATACGACCTTCAGCACCACCAATAATTTCAGACGGCATAATTTTCTCTTCATCTTTACTATAAATATCTACTGCTTTTGCATTACGAGCAACTAGAATAAATCTATTTTCATAGTAAGGATATTTTTCTAAGTCAAATCCATCGCCGTCTTTTGCAGCGTCAAGGCCACTTAATTTAGCAGGATTTTTATGATTATAAAGTTCTAACATCTCTTTAACCATAAAATTTACTTTACGGTAAAATTCCTTAACTTTTTTATCATTTTGATCAAGAAGTAGAGTTACTTCATAGCGAGGGGCACCATCAAAACCTTGCGGCACATCTTTTGGTTTTATGAGACTAGGCCAGCAGAATCTTCCTACTGGAGTCATAATTGGTTCTCCGTAAACGTGACCGAATTTTGGGTGTTTATAATATTTACTTTTATATTTTTTCATTTTATATTTCCTTATATTTTAAGTTTTTTAAGTTTTTAATTTTCAGTTCTTAAGATAATCTAATTTAGTTTTTACACTTTCTCTTTTATCATCTATAGGAACTAAAATTTTATTTGGAGTAGTCATCTCACAATATTTACTTACAATATTTTTAGCATCATCTTTTCCATGTTCATCACTTAACATTTTTTCTATTTCAGTAATTGTTCGTAATTCAGTTCTATACACGTCTGTTAGTCCAGCTTTAGTAAGTGCTAGCCCTATTTTAGTTTGATTTTCCTGCCATTTTCTACGACTTACACCTTCCACAATTTTAAAAGGATAGCTTTTATCACCACTATCTATTTTATTAAATATATATTTTTTACATTCTTTTATAAATTCTATGAGTTTATCTTCTTTTGAAACGACTGCTATCAATTGCTCATTAGTTAATTTATCTGGTAAAGGAAGTAGTTCTTCGTCAGGTTCAATTAATTTTAAACTTAATTCACTTTGTAATTTTTTAGCATATACACTGCATATACTTTGGGCGGGACAGAATTTACACCAGCTTCCAACTTTGAAAGTAGCTTTTTTCTTAACAAAAATCTGCTCAGCCGCTTTAAAAAATTTAGTTCTCCAAACATCTAATTGCTTCGCTGTAAAATTAACTTCTTTATAAGGTTCATGTACTTTAGGCTGAATTATTATAGCCCTTACTCTGTCTAAATCTTTTCCTTTTCTAACTATTTCTTCACGTAAAGCACAGGCATAAAAAGCAAGTTGTGCATTGTTTTTAACAGTGATTTCTGTGTAACCTGATTTAAAGTCTACAATTACTCCTGTTTTTTTACCGTGATCGTCAATATAAATAGCCCAAAAGTCTACAAAACCAAACATTTCTAAATGTTTGTCTAACACTAATTTATCTTCTAACGCATAACTTTTATCAGTAATTGATTCTTGTAATACATTTTTCCAAACTAAATCTTTATAAGTTTCTCCTAAAGTAAATAATTCATCGTTTAAAACAAGAAGAGGGTCTTGTGGAACTCCATCTAATTTATAACTTAAAAAGCCTTCTAATATTACTTCAGCATATTCATGCGCTTTTGTACCTTCAAGTGCTGCTTCACTAGGAATTTCTTTAGGTAAATCCCTAATGTAAAATACTGAACCTGGGCAATTAAGCCATCTTTCAGCAGTAGAGCCGCCAAGTGCAGCATGTGTGCGGTCAGAATGGTCATTTGTCATCTTTTGCGTCTCCTGAATAACGGAAAACATGTTTTTCAATTACTTCTATAAATTCTTTAGCAAAGTCATCTGCTGTTAAATTAGGAAAATCTTCTTTATTAAATTTAATTGTACCGTCACCATATATAGTTATTACTGTTTTATTATCTTTATTAAGAAACATAAAACTATTAGGTGGTGCAGTTACTTCTATCTTTGGTGTTTTATCTGTCATTTGATTCCTTCTCACAAAATTCTCTTAAATAATCAAAAACTCCTATTGCCTCCTCATTTACACACATCATATTTTCCTCATATTTCTCAGCCTGCCCTAAAAGACATAGAGCACCTTTTATGAAATCTTGTTGTGGTAAAAATCTGTCAAAGTCATTACCAGAAAAGTTTGATATTGCAAGCCCATAAGCAATTGCTGCTTTTTGTAATTCACTTGTCATTATTTTTACTCCAAATAAGTTTGCCATCGCGATAGATACATTTTATCCACACTGATGTTATTTCAATTCTTACCCCAGTTGCACTACGTGCGTATGTATTAAAAGCTTGGATATCTGTTATAATTACAGATCCGTAATCTTCATGTAAAAGAGCATCACCTAATCTCCACTCAGGCATTGGATTATAATTAGCAAGTGCTGCTGTTCTTTCAATATCATCTGCGCCGCTTGCTTTATCTAAATCTATATCGCGTTGTTTGTAACCTCTTTCGTAACCATCTGCATATGCTTTTTTGAGATGATTCTTAGAATAAGAAAGATAAGTTTTCTCTACAGTAGAAAAGTAAAAATCACAACATTGATATTCTAAATATTTTTCAGCTTTTTCTTCTAGCGTTTCAGTATTATCGGTTGTTATATAAGTTCGTCCCTGTGCTGGTTGATTAAAATTGCGGTATTCCTCACCTAATTCTGATATTGTCTTAGTTGTCATTTTTTCCTTATATTCCCTTATTTAATTAGTTTTTTAAATTTCTTACCAATGCCTTTAAGATTTTTCCTACGTTCGATCAACTCTTTGATCGAGATTTTTGCAAAAGCAATCCCTTTAATATCGTACGAATAGATTAGTATAATTAAATCTCCATGTTCGTAAGTATAGTCAAAAACTAAAGCTCTTTTAGATTTCATAATCTTTTTTAATAACTCCTCACTACTCGTTATACGCTCTTTAATTTTTATTTTCTTTTTCATATTTCCTCTATTATTTGCTTAATCAAACCTCACTCCCTGTAGAAAAATATTTTATTTTTTCTAAATTTTTTAAATTATTTTTCTTTCTTTCATGCTCGTATCTAATTTTTTCTCTAAATTCTTTATTTTTATTATGAAGACCTAGCTCGTGAGACCTTCTTACAGCTTCTATAAGTTGACTCATTGTTAGTTTTATGATCGAATAAGCAGTTAACCTTTGTTCGCCTTCTATTTCACATTCAATTTGTATACCATCTAATAGTTCAGTATAAGGCTTCGATGATTTATCGAGATATATTATACTTAGACTTTTTATCGCTATAGTGTTTGGATTATCTAGTCCATCTTGTAATATTTTTTTTATTGAATCATCGTTCATAACTTTCTACCGACCCAAAAATAGCCATTCCAATAATATAAATAACAATTATCATTGCCATAATAAAAAGTTCCAGTTGAACCCGTAGTTTGGAAACAACTAATATATTCCACTAGATTTCTCCTTCTCTTTTTTCAAATCTTAGCCAATACTTAATATCTTTTTTACTCTCTAAACTAAAGTCGCAGTTGTAATTAGGAGCGCAGGTAAAGCTTGCATTACTATTCATAACACTAGGAATAATATAATCATCATGTATAGCTCCTAAATTATGTCCAAGTTCGTGCGCCATAACTAAAGCTACTCTATAAATATTATAATGAGCATGAATCATGCTAAAATTATGACCTACTTCTCCACAAACGTACCCAAGTCCACCATAAAGATTACCACCAAATTCATTTACAATAGGAGTTACAATAAACATTGTAAAAGTTTTTCTTTTTACTCTTTTATTTTTATATGCATTTATCCATTTGTAAAACCTAGTATAAAAATATTCTGGTGCACGTAAAGAACTTGTAAAATCTTTAACATAATAAATTTTTCTGAGTTTTATAATAACTCCTATTTTTCTAAATTTTACTTTAGCTAATTTAAATGATTCTTTAAGAATAAATTTATTTATAGCATAGTCAGCTACTATAAATTTTACATAAAACGTTCTTTCTTTAAGTGATAAGAGAGCTTCGGCTGGATTTAAGTTAAAAAAATATATTACTATTAATAAATAGCTTAAAAATTTATACATAAAATTTTATTATAAAGAATTTTCTTCTGTACTTTCTTCTGTTTTATCACTATCAAAACAACCTAAATCAGCACAATCTTGAGAAGTATTACAGATATTACAATTATCAGTATCATGTGAATCATCTCCTTGCTGTTGATCAGTATCTACTGATACAGATGTGCTAGTATCACCACAAGAAACAAATAATAAAAAAAATATAAAAATTAATTTTTTCATAAAAGTCACCTAGTAAATATAAAAACAATTAAAGCTTGTACTATAATATAAATAGCTACAATTATAACACAACTAATTAAAACAGCTCTATCCTCTTTCATATAGTTTTTATAGCACTCAATCAGATTGATAGCAAGCTAATTAATGTATTATTTGATTATCTAAATCAAAATCAAATACTTCTAATTCTAGGGCTTCAATTAATCTAAATAGATCATTGATATCAAACTGTTTTATTTTAATTACAGTAGATAGCCCTCTAAAGGTATTACTTTTACTTTCAAAAAAGAATTTACTAAGTAGTATTATTATAGCAAGTTTAGCCGTATAAAAGCCTTCTCTAAATCCATCTATATTAGTATCTTTCATTTTAGTAACTCCTTTATTTTATCACACATTTTATTGTAATAATCAGGTTCTAATTCTTTTATTTTATTTAATAAGCCATTTATTCTTTTTACTAAGTTGAATCTTCTTTTATTAAATTTTCTTTTATTAAACTTAGAAAATAAATTATGAATTTTTTGTTTTAATTTTAAATTAGGATCTTCTTCTATAGTTACTTTACCAAGCATTTAATATTATCCATTTTGAGTCACTTAAAGCTAAAAAAACCATATTTATATTACTATGCATAGGCTGACCTATATTTACTGCTTTAGGTGCAATTTGATCTCCTGTATCTGGAAACACAGTTAAAACAGTACTAGTACTATTTATAATTGTAATTTGTTTACCGCGCTCAGCTATTGGAAGTTTAAGAGCTAAATCTGTGACGCTAGCTGTAGTTATTTCATTTATAGTAGATGGTAAAGCTAAAGCAGTTCCTTGAGTCGCACCAGTTGCAGCTAGAGATTCTGTCACAGTGTTTCTTACCTGTGTAGAACTTTTATTAAAAACTATATCATCTCCATTAATTGATTCTTGATAAAGCTCCCCAACGTCACCAACTAGACCTCCAGAAATAGCCCACCTTTCCATGGAATCTGTACCAAAATAAACACGTTGTTGACTATGTGTATAAATATAAGCACTAGCACCAGCAATAGAGCCGACATTATTTGTATCTCCTGCATCTATCCCCGCTTGACCTGAAGCTAAAGTGTGATCAATGCCGTGAAGTAATAATCTTCCACCAGTAGAAGTATCAGAATCAGAACCACCTCCTATTTTTATTCTAGAAGTATTAGCAGTCATTGAAATATCTTGAGTATTAAAATTTGTTGAATCTCCTAAATATTCTACTTTACCATTATTTTTCATGGTCATAGTATTTATATTATTATTGAAAAAGAAAATTGAATTTGGGCCACGTGTACCAATAGACATATAGCTAGCTGTCCCAGTTAAAAGTGCTGCTCGACCTGGTTGAGTAGCATGAGTATTACCAAATATTTGAATAATAGCTCCATCCGTATCAGTAAAGCCTAAGCCACCTTCTATAGTATAAGAACTCGCATCATCTGCTCCAGATACAGTTACATCAGCCGCATAAGATAAATTAGTAAGTAATAAACTTAATAATATTTTCTTTAACATAAATTTCCTTTTTTAAACATTCACTTCAATATAACTTACCGCCACTTGTGCAAGTACAGCAGCAGAATTATCAATAAATAAACCTTTACCAGCATCACATCTAAAGATTCCAGTCGGATTAAAATACATTTCAGTAACACCACCTAGTTGCCCACCACCTGTATTCAAAGGTGTCCAATAAGCTCTCTTAATTACAGCATTAGCTCCACTGTCACTTTTAAATGTTATCGCTGTTACAATACCACTACTTGATACACATCCCGATAAAATCACTAATTTTTTACCAGGAATACCAGCTACTAATAATTGATTAGCAGTTGCACCAAGAGCAGATATAAAAGCATCTTTTATTTCACAATTTGCTTTTTTGTCGACAAAAATATTTGGTATATAATAACGTATAAATTCTGGCATAAATTTTACCTAAAAATACAAATCATTGAAGGAAAAGGTGCTGAATTTTTAGCACCATTAAACTTAAGTCTACCTTTTATAAAACGTATTTCGCAATTAGAATTTTTATAACAAAATTCATGAAACCATTTAGTATCAGTACGAGCTGGAAGTAGTGCTACAGTTATAGCATAGGTGTGATTTAGATTAGTATTATAGGCTTTTTCTACCCAATTATATATTTCACTATAAGGTGGGTTCATAAAAACATTCTGACTTACCCAATCCTGTTCTAATCCATTATCTCTTTTAGTATAAAATTTCATACATTTTGCATTTTTAGCAGTCGCACAAGAATCTAATGTAAAATGAAATTCCTCATTTAATTCATCAAATAATTTTTGAGGTGTTTCCCACTCATCAGATTTTTTAGACCAAAGGACTTTTGAAAATTTAGGCATCTCAGTCCTTTACAAGTTTAGTAACACTACCTAACGGTACTTCACATCTTTTACAAATAATTGTTTGGTTAACTTCCAATATTCTTTTTTTGTAAGTAGCCACATGATAATGACCGCAATTATCGCATATTACCCATTTAGAATAAGTATCTTGTTTTTTATCATTTACATAAAAAACTGGTTCAATACTACTTTTTTTGTCATTCATTTGGAGGGGTCTCTTCGTCTTCATTACAATCAAATAATATAGAAGTAATTCTATTAGAAAGCTCTCTAAATTGTTTAGAATTATAAACTTCAACTATTTCTTCCGAAGAATGCATAGTTTTATAATATAGAACGTAGTGCTTATCATCTGTTTTAGCTATTTGAAACGAACAAAAATGTTTCATTTTTTATTTCTTAAAAAGTCATCATGTGCTTCTAAATGTTTTATTATAATATCTACTATCTCTTTATCAGATTTAAACTTACACACAGTTATATCATAAAGAGTGTGCAGTATATAAATAATAAGCAGTAAAATTATAGCTAGTATATAGAGAATTGGTTCGTTATTCATACTATTTTTTCCGTAGAATCAGACTTCCTAGTAATATTTGTAAACATATTTCTTAATCCTTTAATTGCGTCTAAATGCACAATAAGACTACTACGAGTAAGTTCTAGATTTTTAAAAACAACATCCAGTCTTTCGTTAATAATTTCTAAATTTTTATCTAATTTAGCTTCAAGCCTACTTATTTCTAGTTCACTTGTCATTTCAGTTTCTTTCATATTATTTCCTCTCATCATTTTTACCTGCTAGCAATAATTTTTCTAAATGCTTTCTTAACACCAGTTAAAGCATTTCTTTTTTTAATATAGTTATTTATTGAAAGCCTACCCCGTTCTACCCAACCTTCAGAGTCTATGCCTATTTTTTGATACTGTTTTATGATTATTATTATATCTTTTTTTTGTTTAAATAAGTCAGCTTTCCAATCAGGAACTGACTCTTTTAAAAATTCTTTTTTTAATTCTTTTAATTCTACTTCAGTAGATAGTTTTTTCTTTGCCATAAAGTTCCTTTTTAAATATTTTTACATCACATCAAAAGGATAATCATCATCTGTAGGAGAATAATAATTATGCCCACAGCTCGAAAATAAAGCCGCACCTAAAATAAAAGCAAATATAAGATTAACCCAAATATTAGATTCTTTCATAATTTATTTCCTATCAAGTACTGCTTTAAATGTTTCTGTTTTATTAATTAATACTTTTACAATATATTCTTCTAATGAATCTTTTACTACAAAGTAATAAATATTAACAGAATTTTTCTGTCCTATCCGATGCAGCCTATCTACACTTTGGTTTATAACCGCAGGACTCCAATCTAGTTCTGCTAATATTACGTGACTAGCGCGAGTTAGAGTTATACCAGTGCCGGCCGCAGTAAACTGCCCAATAAATAAATTAGTTTTAGCTTCTTGAAAAGCTTCTACATAATCAAACCTGTCTTTAGCACTTGTGTCACCAGTAATTATTACTGGTTTAAATTTAGCCAATGCAGCACTTAGTTTTCTTATGAATTCTCTATGATAAGCAAACAGCACTACTGGTATATTATTTTCTAATAAATTACTTGCAAACTCAGCTATAGCAGGCACTTTAAGCTCTGCTTGAAGGCGGCGATGCTCTGCTAAAGAATGAGGCACAACCGCAGTTTTTGCATAATCCGCAATGTCAGTTTCTAATCTATCGTTTTCTTCTTTAGTAGTTTTAAGTAAATACTCAGCACCAAGTTTTATTTCAGTATAAATCTTAGGCGGTAAATCTTTTAAGACTTCATCTTTTTTTAGTCTTATATAGAAATTACTTTTAATTATTTTAGAAAGTTTCTTAGTGTTCCTAGCACCAATAATTTTAACGCCCCAAGGTGTCGGTTTCTGGTAAGCATATTCATTAATAAAACTATAGTAATTAGTAAATTTTTCAGGCAGCATTTTATTAAAAAGAGTATATCCGTCTGCGACTGATTGCGTGAAAGGAGTGCCCGATAATGCTAGGCGATAAGCAGCTAGATGCCAAATTTTTTCTAATATTGCTACAGTTCGTTTTGTTTTTCTGGTTTTTATGTAGTGACTTTCATCGAGAATAAGTAAATCAATTTTAGCTGGCAATTTATTTATAAATACATCAGAACGAGCAATGTCGTAAGACACAATAGTGTACTTTTTATAAAGCAGCGTCTGCTTAGATGCTAATATAACATCAATGTCCGCACTAACACCCCATTTCATAATCTCAGCTTCCCAAGTATAGCGCATTATGGCGGGACAAATTATAAGAATATTTTCAGCATTTAAATACTTGGCAGCACGAATAGCACATATAGTTTTACCCAGTCCCATTTCCAAAGCACAGTAGCAAGACCTTTCTTTATTTTTCTCTTTTAGAAAATAAAGTATTTGACCTACCGTGTCTTCCTGAAATGTAAAAAGTTTTAAAGGAGTTTGCAGCATTATACGTTTCTTCCTGATTCACACAGTGAAGTAGAATAGGCACACCCATAAAATCCGTCTTTAAATCTAGAATAAGATCTTGAACAAACTCTCCAGCTCGAATCTATTTTAGACCTACAAAAAGAACTGAATTTATATTCATAGTTATGTGTTCTACAAATTGAAGTACCTATTTTAAAGTAAGCACTTCTAGATTTAGAATAATAATAAGACTCTTTAACCATTAAATAAATCATAATCTTTCACCAGAATTAGATTTATATCTTTTCCACATTTTAGACTTGCAGTTAGAGCACATCCATGACCAAGGTTTTGGGTTAGTTAAAGACCAATTTAATGAAGTAGATAGAAATTTTTGTCTAGAAAATGATCTTGACCAAATCCAGGGTTTCAATTTATTAGCTACTAAATGAGTCATGGTTTTAAGCTTTGAGAAGTAGAATCGCTATATGGTAACTCCCACATTCCGCTTCTTGAATATGACCATCTATACTGCCAATGATATGTGTGGGAATATGAAAACCTATTATTTTTATAATTGCGTATAAAGTGCATCATAAATGTCTACCTGAATTACAAAGTGAATTAGAATATGCAAAACCAAAAAATCCATCTTTAAATCTAGAGTAAGATCTAGAACAAACTCTCCATCTGGAATCTAGTCGAGATGCACAAAAAGAAGTAAATTTATACTCATATTTATGTACTCTACAGACTGAACCACACATTTTAAAATAAGCGCTTTTTGATCTAGAACAATAATAAGGCTTTTTAATTATAAAATAAATCATTATTTAGTTTCTCTTGGCAAAGGATGTCGCCATTCATACACGTCAACAATAGATGCAATTGAAACTCTAATTGGGCACGTAACACATTCGACTTCACTTAAAGTGCCCGTCTCAATAGCTTCACCAAAACGTCCTGAATCTGCTACCCAAGCAGCATCTTTTAAAAATATAAAACCACCTACTATTTCAGTTATTTCGCCTGTGCAATGATACGTCACAGTTCTAATAAATACTTTTTCTCCGATTTTAAAAGCTTCTGACATATATACCTTTATTAAAAATAAAAACTATGCACCGCAGCATGATTGTACTACGGCGCACAGAAAGCCCATGCTTTTTTAAAAGTTTGATCAACTTTTATAAAGATTAGCACGAGAATTAAAAGCTGTCAATCATTTTGATATGAACTAGGCTTAGGTGGGAATCGAACTCACGAATATTGGGTTTGCAATCCAATGCATTACCACTTTGCTACTAAACCATATTATAATCAGTACAATAAAACAGCCCCTTAAAATATTAATTCTAAGAGGCTGCCGAAATACTATTGTTATTTATGTTAAGTCTATTTAAGGAGAACAGTCGTACTTTGACTGCTTAAAAATTATAATAACTGATTATTTTAAATTTAGCTAGCCAAATTAATTTCATTAGCGTATATATTTTTAATACACTCAATTCGAGTGTATGCAATCAAAAATATTGTAATATTGGCTCTTTAAAATAAAAAATGCTGGAAGTTAAGTAAGTTAAATTCCAGCACTCTACGATTAATTAAGGCATAAATTATGAATGATAAGTATGAATCATCTATAACACCTAGAAATAACAAAGTCAATTATAAAATAGAAGAAATACTGAGATACTTAAAACTGTTAAGTGTCATTGATTGTGATGTGCTCTGCTTTAGCTTTATGGATTTAGAAAGTAAAAAAGTGCTTCCAGGTTGTGGCACAGTGCAGCTACAGTCTTTGGAAGTGAGTGAATACTTAGCTAGAATATGTGAACCGTTCACGCTGCACGTGTGCTTAAACCAAACCAATTTTAAAGGCAGACGTCGTGAGCACATGGTAGCACCAAGGGTATTATGTTTGGATATTGATAGAGAATTGGATAGAAAGGAGTGGGAACAAATAGTACGGTATGAGGTAAATTTTGTAGTCGAAACGTCGCCGAAACGCTATCACTTTTACTGGAAAATTGATCCAGGAATCAGCCTAGAAAATTGGAAACTATTGCAAGCAGGAATTGCTGCCAAGTTTGATGGTGATCTAAATTTAGCACAGGTGCAGCACACAGTTCGTGTGCCTGGATGTGAGCGCATATGTAAAGGTGTCGCCGATGTGCGTTTTATGCCGACTCTATACGACTGCGACCTACCACATAAACCATACGTACTAACTGATTTAACTGCAATATTTCCAGGGATATTAGGGAAGGGCAAGAAAGCAATTCTAGCACAAAATAAAGGTAAAAAAAAGATAAATAATTTAATAACACAAGCAATTGAAAATAAATCAAACGGCTGTTTTAGTGAATCCATTAATGCAGCACTAGCTACTGAACTAGGCAAAATCGGTCATAGAAACAATAGTTTATATAGTATACTTTCTACATATATTAGGAAAAATAAAGCTATGAAAAGTAAAAAAAGGCTGTGTGAGGAAGTTGCGGCACTGGCACAATATGCTAACTCTCATTTTGAGAAACCACTTAGTCAAGAAGAAATCACTAAAACTATAACTTCCGCTATAACAAGAGGATTAGAGGCTAAAAGCGAGCCGCAGAACGGACATTATGAGGAAAAGGGTAGTCAAGGTGGTGTGAGTGAAGAAAAGCGGTGTGAGAGCTTTAAATACGATTATAGCGACCCACACATAATGACAGGCACAATATCAGACGTGTCAATTAAAGCTAGAATAGTACAACGTTATAAGGAGTACTTATGCGCTGTAGGCAATGTACTTTATGCTTTCAACCAGCATGATAATAATTGGTATTCGCAAAAAGACAATACAAGCGTAGTTAATGCGTTTGCAATTGAATGCGTTAAAGATGTTTTCACTGAACAAAAGTTTAAAGAAAGATGTTACGATAAAAAAGGCTTTTCTACACTTAAGTACGATAAAGAAACAGAAAAATATTTATCAAATAATCGTATATCAGGAGTGCTGGCACAGTTAAAAAACTCAGTATTTAATATTGAAACAAAGAATTTAGATGATTTTGATAGTGATAAAGCACATCTTAACTGCAAAAATGGCTATGTAAATTTAATTGAAGGCACAATTAGAGCACCAAAATCCAATGACTATCTGCTTTTAAAAACAAAAATCTCTTTTGATGCTTCGGCAAAATGCCCAAAATGGAAACAATTCTTAGCTGAGATTTTTGAAAATAACGAAGCACCAGAAGCTATGATTTCTTTTCTGCAAGAAGTATTCGGCTATAGTTTAACTGCCTCTATTGCAGCACAAAAGTTATTCATACACTGCGGCAGCGGCTCAAACGGCAAAAGTATTGTGTTATATTGCTTACGTTATTTACTTGATAATTATGCCGCTGTCTTAGACTGTAAATCTTTAAGCACTACAAAATATGGAATACAAAAAGATCCACTTAGAATAGGAGTTAAATTAGTAGGTAAAAGAATTGCTATTATGGATGAAGTTGACACAGATTCGGTATGGGGAGAGGCACTAGTTAAAAGTCTACTAGGAGCATATGTATTATCAAGAAAGCTCTTTGGTGAAGAGGAGGAAGTACTAAATAGAGCTAAATTCCATATAGGCTGTAATGATATACCTAAAACACAGAGCGAAAGTGAAGCACTGCTTCGACGACTATGCATTATCCCTTACAATAGAGAATTTACCCCTAATGCAGCTAAAGAAGCATTATTACAAAAAATGATAAGAGAAGAAAGCTCAGGTATATTAAATTGGGCAATAGAAGGGCTAGTACGCTACTTAGAAATCAAAAAAGATGAAAACGGTGAGGAAATTTTAGATAGTTTTAATTATCCTGAAGAATGTACGGTAAAGCTTATTGAATACAGGGCAGATAACTTTATACATGAGAAAACAGCAGCAGAATTAATAATAAAAGGTGACGAAAACAACAAAAACGACTGGCACTCATTAAATAGTATCCAAGAATGGTATAATAAAAATTCAAGCTTAACACCGATAAGTATCCAACAACTGGGCACTATTTTAACATCTAAGCAAAAAGTGTTAAAGTTACGAACACACAAAAATAAGGTGAAAGCCACGTTTTATTGCGTAAAAATGCGGGTTTTATTAATAAAATAATTTCCGTGTCCAGGCTGTACTTTTTTCGCTTAACACATAACTTATTGATAAATATATATGTAACCGTGTTTCCGTGTCCAGGCTAAGCGATTTTTTTAGCCTGGGCTAGCCTGGACTGGACAAACATATTTATATTTATCAATAAGTTAAGTATGTGTGTCCAGGCTGTGTCTTATATTACTTAACCTTATTCTATATAAAATATTATATAGGTATACTATAGAGTGGACATATAGTGTATATATTTATATATAGGAAAGAGATGCCCGAATAGCCTGGACAGGGTGGACAGTGGAACAATATCAATAGGTTATAAGAATCAGAGTGTCCTAGCCTGTCCTCAGGGTGGACAAATTTTCGGAAAATTACATTATTATGAATAACTTAAGTCAATTTGCAAGGGTGGACAAACTGGTTTAAGTCAATTAAACCTATGATGAATAAGAAATTTAACTATAAACTCTATGAAGTGCTTTCTATATATGAAAACTTACATATTTTTGGTTTTTCTTGGGGGGAGGATTTATTTAAAGAGGAGTTTTTAGTTTCAAGAAATAAACTAATAACTGCCGAATCGAGCATAAAATCAGCTATGTTATTTTTGCTGTATGCTAAACTTCAGCCTAAAATATTAAGTAAAGGTAATAACTTTAGTTCTTATAGCTTAAAACATGTTTGTGAGCGCTGGTTAAGCTCTTATATTTCTAATGGCGTAATGATTACAGCAGCTTTAATGTTAAATTGGAAAGTAAAAGCTTTTAAATTAAATATAAACGCAACTATATATAAGCCTAAAGACTGGGATTGGGGTATTAATTTTAAATTACCTAATAAAAGTAATATGAGTTTATAAAAGTTTTACTTGCTTAGGATCATGATATTTATACGGATCTATGATTTTATCCAGTGTTTGCTCTGATAAAGTAACATCTAAGAGAGTTATAGGCTCACAATTATGATAAATATCAAAAGTTTTACTTGTGCCAATGGGATTAATAAGCCTATCTAGATCAATTGAACACTCACAGCCAGTTTCATGTGAAAAATATGTGTTAGTTGTTTCTTTTAGGGTTTGAAATAAGCTAAATAGTGCTGCATCACATAATAATTCTACTTTTTCTATAAACTTAGGGCTAAAATCAGTATTATTTTCTAAATGAGCTACTAATTTATAGCTAAAATCAGATCTATAAATTGATTCCCAGGCTTCCCATTCTAAATCATTTTCAAGATTACTATGGTGTTCTTCATTAATTAATGGATAATTTTCTAAGTCTTTTAAAGTTTTAAGGGCTTCTATGCTGTCAAATAGCTTTATATTTATAAGTAATGATTTAGAATTATGCATCTCTTTATACACTTCCAGCCATGGCATATTTTTAAAATTTTCATAAAAAACTTCATGATTAGAACGTGTTACACTGCATCCAGTGTAATCGCCGTAAACTAATAATGAAGGTGCATAATAAACTATTTTACTATAATCAGACAAATTACTAGTCGGTTGAAATGTGTTTTTAGGATGCTGTTCAGCGTCAAAAAAACAAGCATGTAAATCACTATGCATAATGTCAATTAGTTCAGTTAATATATTGTTATTCATATATTTATTCCTTTTATAAATCAAATAATTCTTCAATAGCGCACTTTATTGTAGTGTCGGTTAGTCCGAATTCATCATCAATATTGTTATTGAGGTGATTTAATACTTCTCTGGCTTGTGCTTTAGAGAGTTTAGTATTTAGAGCTTTAATATGTGAGATATTGACTGTGTGAGATATTTCATTTTCAGATTTATACGGTTTATTAATTAATTGTTGCACACAAAATGTAAGAAAGTTAATTTTGTTTTGAGTGTCCAATTGAACCGATACATCAAATATAAGATCAAAGTCGTAATTTAATTCACTAAACACATGCGATAAATTACCATTTATCCACGATTCTGCTAGTTCTTTTGCTTTGTTCATAAGTTGCCTTGTATATTGTTAATTAAATGTTGAGTGTACAAATCTTTGCCTTTATCATCATTACCTATTAATTTTGCATTTGCTGGCATAGCTTGTGCGCGTTTAATATCTCTTGATAATTCAATAGCAAACTTTAAATTATAGTATAGTTCTGTTTTAGTGTATGTTTCATGTCCAAACGGCATAGTAATTCCATAATTATCTAACATACGGGCTATAGACCATGAATTAGTACCATTATCCCATAGTGCCAATGCGCCTTCGTCTAATCTATTTTTAGCTACTCTATATCCGTAACTGTCACAAAATACTTTAAAGATGCCTTCTAAGTTTTTAGTTGTTGCTTTCATAATTTTTAGCCCTTTTTAAGGTCTAGGTTAAACGATTTTAGCTAAGTACATGCTAGACCATGTACCTAGCATCAATGACTTAGCCTAATACTCAGTGGTGAGCATTATGACAAACTTAACGGGGTCATAATCAGCTAGTTGGCTGTAACATTGAAAAGGACTAAGCGGAAAGTCAGTAAAACTTAGTTTAGTTTGATCTAGAATATTATTGTTACCGTCGGAATATTGAATAACCGCTTCTTTTCCTTTTTTAAATAATCTAACTACAATAAATACATTATCATTATTTTTCTTGTATAATTCTAATGTTTTAGCGGCTATTTCATTCATTAACCAATAGCAATTTGCTTCATTAGCTAAATAAGCCATGCCGTCTGTGAATACGACATTTTTAAACAATGTAAGCCTATGATAGTTTTCTGTACCATAAAACTGATGTAAATCAGCTTGTGTTAATTCTTTGTTTTCTTCAGTGTTATTCATAAGTTATGTCCTTTTTTAAGTTAAAATATTCAATTTTTATGATTGACTTTATTTTTTAAGTATAGTCAATCAAAATGATTGAGTCAAGCTAAATGCAAAATAAATTTAATATGATAATTAATCCAATTATACGAATAATTGCTGTTAGAGTTATTTGTACAAAAGGTTTAATAAAATCAAGTAGTTGTATCATATATTATGCTCTTAAAAACATTTCAGTTACATGCAGTCTAGCCCAATCCTCACATGTATTTTCCCACGGCATGAGTCGCAAAGCCTTAATCATATGTTTTGTTGGTATATCTTTATGTGGAGGTCGTTTATTATACTGCTGCACATAATCAGCTATTGCAGCATTGTAATAATCGTTATCAGTTAGTTTATAGTAACTTTGCTCGTTTTTAGCTTTTTTTGTATAGTCCATATTATGCCTTTCTTTAAGAGAGTATAATTACTCTAATAATAACTCATATGTTAATAATGCAATGTGAGTTATCAATTACAGTAATTATATACGCCAAATTACTTCTATTTTTTCAACATTTTCTGTTTTTAATAATAATTCTAATGGATTATTAGAATTATCAGTTAATAATATGTGTCCAGTAAATTTTTCTGGTACAAGATGCATAAAGTCTTTTGGTATAAGATAATGAGTATCGAGACCTTGCAAAATTATACCGTCAAAGTCATATTTTACATTTTCTATGCTGCACCATAAGCCAAAAGATCCATCGTTAAAACCTAGGTATGTATAGTCTGGAGTGTAGGTATTAAGTATATCACATGCTTCAGTGACTAACTCATCTGCAATAGATTCTAGTTCACCATCTAGATCAGAATCTACATTAGAATTACGATATATTTCATTTAGTTCTTTATTAGTTGAACTAATAAATTTACCTATTTCAAGTAATAAAGCCTTTGTTTTATTGCATTTTATAGCTAATTGTATTGTTAGACTTTCATTTAGTAAGTCATGCAAAAAACCAAGTACATTACGATTATCTCTAATACTCATGTCTAAGTAGCAGCCAATTTCTAATTTTAATTTTTTATTCATTTTTTAATCCTTCTGATTGATTTAATTGATTAAATTATTGCATTGTTTGCAATAAAAACATTTTCGCATAATTTTTAGATCGTGTCAATCATTTTGATTGAAATAATAAAAATAAATTAAACTCACACATAAAAACACTCACACATTTAGCTCATGCCGCAAGCCTCGCACTTATTAGTATATTAATTCAGTATATTCAATGTATTATATGTATATATTATGTGTGTTATTAGCTAAGTCCTTACTATGCATCACATCCCGAGAATAATAATTCTAGTGAAGTAGACTTTGCTTAAGATTGATATAGGTGAGGTATAAAGAGGACTCTCTTATTTTTAGGATTCTATTAGAGTCAGGAAAAATTTAGACCGCCCCCGTATGTACTCTATATGTACATCCGTATTTTTTACTCACATCGCGCAATAGAAGCAATCTTTTTGATTGAAATTACACTAATATAAGCAATCTTTTTGATTGAATGTAACCCATTACCTATACAAATAGCACCCCCACCCCACCCCATTTAGGATCTTCATATACTAATTCTATGTGCATGTATTGCATTTTTAGTGCTTC